TCAACCCTGCCAATTTGCGTCGTAACCTCGGGTGTCGATGTGGACGAAATTGCTCTCGTCGTAACGACCGACACCACCTCGGAAAACGAACGATCCACCGTTGCCTGGCAGCTTGAATTTTGTGCCACGCAGGCTGACTGCAAGATCGCGCCAGGCTTTGGGGTTGCCTCGGGTGCAGGTCCAGTCGATGGCACGGAACTGCATGTGGAAAGAGTTTGGTTCGCCTCCCACTGCCCGGTTGTAGGCTGGGCTGCGGTAGGTGGAGAGAAGGGTCACCGGCGCGGCTAGGCGGGTGCGGATCTCATCGAGCACGATCAGGGTCGGGACGATGTTCGGCCAGAGGCTTTCGTGGGGGCAGCTATTCTGCACGCTGCCGCGCTTGCGACTCCAGTAGGGTGTGAATTCGGCACCACGAAAGTGCCTGAGGTTGAGGCCGTCGATAAATGCTTCCAAATCCCGGTGCTGCTGAGTTGTGCTCATGCCGGTGGGCAGGTGTCAATCCTGCCTGACGAATCCGAGGTCCTCCAGCGTCTGGGGAGTAGGGGTTTCCAGCCAGCGCACGTCTTTGCCGTGCTCCATGGCATACAGGATCTCCGAACGTGTGCTCTCGCCGATGTAGCCGCCTACGTTCAGCACTAGGATCTCGTCGGCGATATCGATCTTGCGTTTGTGCAGCTCGTCGAGCTTACCCTTCATGCAGATCATATCCTCGTATTCATAGAACTTGAAGATGTCGGTATCAGACTTGGTGTCGCATCCAACGGAAAGGACGATTCTTCCTGCCATCGTCTCCTTCAGATTGGCGGCCTGGAATGCCTCCATGAATCGAGTCGATCCGCAAAGGCACACCACCGTAGGCTTGTCTGGATCCACCAGCTCGGCACTCAGTCCGCTGCTGATAAAATTGCCCACCCCCATGTCACGCGCGCTCTGCAACCAACTGGCCACGATGGCGTGATTCTCGTCGCTCTCCTCGATCTCGAAGCGCTTCATCAGCGTCAGGGCGAACATCGCCTCTGTGCGTCGGCAGTTATTGAGGAATTGTGTCTCCTGGGCCTTCGTGCCCTGGAACCTGACTTGGATGTGATTGCTATCGCCCATGTGAGCGATTGCATGTCAAAAAACGACCGGAGCCTGGGGGCAGACAATCCCTTCAGACTCCGGTCGCGATTAAGCACACCGCTATGAAACGGTGGTCGGCACATTTACCCAAAAAGGGCTTTTTCGGTCAATTCTCTTTTTTTGCCACAGCCCCAGTGCCAGGAGGGGCTGTGACGGTGCGACGCCTGGTCGTCTCTCAATGCCTCAAGGGGCGGGCGTAGGATAAAGGGCGGCGATGAGTTGTCGGTCGCGATCTGTCAGTCTGCGGTTCCAGCCGACGACGAGTTTGCCATCGGTCAGCTCGGCTGGGATTGGGTATTCCATGATGGAGTCTGCGTCGTAGGTGGTGGCACGAAGGTCCTTCACAGGGCGGCGATTGAGGACCTGGAAGTCCACGTCTTCCCTGCTCCATCCCTGGGTCCTCTCGTAGAAATCATAGACCCGTTCTCTGTTCCACGGGATGTTGGCTTGCGGATGCTGGTGCTCGTGATCCAGCCCGATTGCATGCAGGACCTCGTGGAGACCTACTCGATCCCACTCGTCACGGAACTCGGCTGCTGATAGCTCCACATTGAGCGTGGCTTCGTTCTTGGGCTTGGATCGTGCGTCTCGACCGAAGTAGCTCCAGTGTCCCTCGCAGCCAAAGCTAGCGCGGATATCAGCGTCCTGCGGAACTGCCACCTTCGTGAAGGTCAGACCAGGGGCGAGCTCGTCGATGACCTGAAAACGCTGCCAGAGCAGCGCTTGCTGCTTTTTGGTGCCGTCGATGAATCCGACAGTGACGTGCGCGATGCCGTCGTCATCGGCCCTCCAGAGCTTGCTACCATCAGCCCAGGCGAACAAAGCACCGAAGGCGCTGGGCTTGCTGCGGATAGCTACGCAGCTAGACTTGCGGACTGTCCTGTTTGCAAGCGGACATGCATCAGTGGCGTCAGTCCCTGGCTGACTTGCGCAGCTAGGCAGCAGGGTCAGCATCGCGGCCGCTGCGAGCAGTTGGCCTGGCATGGGCTTGATCGAGAGCGCCTTCTTGGCCTTGATTTGCCCATAGGCAGTGATCACTGCACCGAGGATCGCCGCGATATTCGGCCAGGCCGTCACACCGTGGTCGATGGTGCCTTGCAGGGTGCTCGCATCTGCGCCAAAGGCCCCGAGTATGGTGCAGATGCCCGAGAGAACACCCAACCATTCAGCTCCCTTAGGCTTGCTCCATTTGGTGGTCTTTAGTCTGGCGACAAAGGCCGCGAGATCGGCAGCGAGTCCCACGAGGATTGGCCACGAGGAGGCGATTTGATCGACTGGCGATTGGATCACGCCGGACTCGATACCGAGCGCTTTACTGACGAGGGTGATGACGATGCCGAGCATTGTCTTGCTGAGGAGGATGTTCTTGAGCGCGATGGGTTGCGCTTTTTCCAACTGGGGGAACTGACCTGGGATTCGGTTCATGCGATCCCTGGCATGTCAATTTCTGGTGTTTTTTCAGCGCGTGCGCTAACCGCCATTTTGAGTGTAGGAATGTGTCCATCTTTGAAGAGTGCCGTTCTTGGCACCCCACAAAAGACTCAGGCCGGGACTTGCGACATCGCCCCATTCGCCCCATTCGCCCCAAATGCCAAAGAACCGGCCCTTGCCGAATTTCGAGCGCCATGCTAAAAGCCAACCCCGCCATGGAACTAACGCTACACAAGGCACCACTGAAAAAATCGGACGAGATTCTCTTTCGCGGACCTGTGCCCGATCCCTTAAAGCTGGAACGGCGTCGCAAGGTCAGGCTGAATGCCAACATTGCCGGTGAGCTGTTGATTGGGAACTATGTTTTGCAGGGCGATCATTCCGTGACTTTGCTGGTGGACTACCGCGATGAGAAGGATACCAGGGTGGGCTACATTCCTCTCCCTCAGACCATCATTGATCAGATTCTGGAACACCCCGCTGGCACCGATTTGGACCTACAGTTGGCAGATATCGAACTCACTGAGACCGTTCGCAAGCAGCGGGCCAGGCGTCCTCTCCTTTCCTGAAGGCGCTACTTCGTCCTCTTGATCTCATCGATCCCTGACTTGATGTATTCCAGGCTCGTCGCTGTCCGCTCTTGGCCACGCTCGAGTGCGGCGATGGCGGCAGCGTGGATCTCGATCAGACGTTCGTGCTTGGCGTCGTTGGCCTGCAGCATGGTGACGGTGGTGGCGTGAACGCCCCAGCCGACAGCTAGCGTCACAAGCATCGAGCCGGCCGTGATGACGTGGCCGAGGGAGATCGATGGGTCAAACTTGGCGCTCATTTATTGCGTCACTGCGTTGATGCCTGGCACGACTGCGCCGACTGCTGCGGTGCCAACATCGGCCTGCGCTGGAATGCGCACGACACCAAGCTCATCACTCTTCGAGGTCTCATACTCCATGGTGATCGAGCCGTCGATATTGCGCGCCACGGTCCGCTTTTCCCAGTCCCGCTTTGTGAGAAGGGATCCACCGGCGCTGACTACCGTGGTGACTGATCCCGTTCGAGGGTTTGTTCGCTCGATGACCGTTGGTGCAAGAGTGCATGATGACAGGAGCAATAGGAGAGTTAGAGCGGATCTCATGCGTCTGGTTCCGTGTCAATGCTCGGGCAGGGCTGCCTGTAGGCCAGCACGGCGCAATTGTCTTGCTCCGTCACGATCCGCACATGTGGCAGACGGCTGATCAGATCGCGGTAGTTTGCGCGACACCAATCATGGATCAAGATGCGCCCAATCGGCTTGTTGAGAGACGTCAGGGCTGCCAACACGCACTCGACCCGCCGCCGACCGTCGACGAAGGCGAGGTGCCATAACAAGCCTGGCTCCAGAGCGACCGTCGCATAGCTGCTGTCACGAGCTGTGGCATCGCGGTGTATCAGCTTCATGCGCGCGTCACTACCGTGCTCCTGCACGGCACGCTGATACCACTTTTGATCGTGCTCAATCGAGTAGATTGTTGCCCACCCAACAGCCGCCTCGCGAATGATGCGAGTGCTCTCTCCCGGCCCCCACTCGATGATGTAGTCAGGATCGATTTGGAGCACCAAATCACGCAGCAGGCCAGCGAATGAATGGAAACCTTTGCTCATGAGGGAAAGGCGGTGAGAGCTGCCAGCATCGCCTCGCGGCTATTGTCCAGACTGGCGTAATCACGAACGGTGTGCGCAGCCCGCCGCACACGTGCAGCGACCGTCCGCTTGCTGCTATACACCTCCTTCAGCGCCTCAGCGGCAGCATCGATATCAGGCTCTGCCCAGGTGCCTCCCTGGGGATATTGGTATTCGGTCTGCACCGCAGTGGATACCATGGAAGCCACTGGCACCAGCCAGGCGTTGTCGGGTGTGCACCAATCACGCGGCCCGCTGTAGTCAGTGCAGATCACAGGGATTTCCAGTTGCATGGCTTCCACAATGTGACGCCCGTAGCCTTCGGCCCGATGCAGGTGCAGCAGGCAATCAGCTGGTGCGAATATCTCCGCAACCGTCTGCACGGTATGCTCCTCGAGACTGATACGCGGATCGCCCTGCATGGCAGCGACGACGATTGACCGATGCTTGGGATGGAGATCCCGCGTTTTTAGACGGAGTCTCACACTCTGGCTGCGTGGCCAAGCGAGGCGAAATGCGGAGATGGCTCCCACGACGTTTTTGCGGTGGATGGATGAGCGACCATCCCATGACACGAGCGCCGTCCACGGATGACTCGCATCGCTACTGCGCCGTGGGAGAGTCGGCAGGTAGTATGGCACTACCCACACCTTGTGCGCAGGCATCCCCCCTGCTACGCACACATCGCGCACAAATTCTGTTGGCACCCAGACTTGGTCTGCATTCTCACATGCCTCCAGGCTCCGCTCTGGGAGGATATTAGACTCGCAGACAAAGCACCAGATGTTGATGCCTGGCCTTTTGTGCTGGCCTAGCTGGTCGAGGAACAGCGGATTCAGCGGCCTGGCTGCCCACACATTCAGGCGACTCTCGATGCTGGTGTCCTCGGTGGTGACATCGGCCAGATCCGCATAAATGGTGCGGAGCACGTCTGCGTAGGCGTGGCGGCTGAGCGTGATGCCGCTGGTCCGGGATTTCAGCAGCCCAATGATCTGCGCTGCAGTCATTTTCTTTTTGCTAACAACGCGAGGTTCAATGCGATAGGCGATCATGCGTCGTAGGTCCATTCTAGCTCGAGTTCCAAGCCATAGACGTTGACAAAGGTGCCGCTTCCAGGTGCCATCACTTGGGTGGTGAGGCGCAGCATCGTGCCCTCAACCCAGGAGAAGTTCATATCCACAGATTGCCACCCTTGAGCGATTCCGTTGTAAAACTCGATTTCCTCGTCCGGCGAGTCATACGCGCCGCCCCACGGCTCGCCAAGAGCGCTCCGTGACATGCGCTTCAGTGTCAGGACCAGATCTGGCAGCAGCCCGCCCGGATCCGCACCGGCCACAGCGTATCGCACCGCTCTCAGCGTGCGAGCTGGACCAGAGTTGACCGCCAACCAATACGTCGCATTGCCCAACACCGCGACAGGCCCGATAACGCTGTAGCGCTCCACATGGGGTGTAGCCTGCCTCAACATCTGCGGTGTGATGAAGTGAGTAAAGTCAGTGCCCGCTAACGCCTGTAGCTTGGATGCAGCGGTAGGCACTTCTATACCGGCAATCGTAGCAGCTAGAGCGTTATCTGCCGCCACCCGCGCTGCGGCCTCTGTATTGTCCGCTTCGGTGCGGGCAACGGTCTCTGCGTGGAGCGCAAGCTGCACATTGCCGATATAGGTGTTTAGCGTGCCATCCGCTGCCTCACGGGCTTCCTGTTCGGTGATGATCGCTTGTGCGTTATCGGCGAGGTCGTCGACCAGGCCTGTCACCTGCGATTGCGCAATCTCGATGGGGTCGGCACCTTCCGCGCCATGACTCGCGGCATGGGCGTCGGGCGTTCCGCCATCGGTTTCGATGCCGCCCGCGATCTTGCGGGTGGTGAATGGACCGGTGCCACCGGACCGTCTCAATACATAGTCATCTGCCATTGCGGGTCAGCGGGTGTCAATGCAGAGGGTGCCCTTTACTTTGCCGCTGCGCACCGCGACAGCGTCCTCAAAATAGGTTGCAATTTCACAACAATAGGCGACCACTGGACTTATGCCGAGGTGCATGGCCATAACCAAAAAGGATATTCGCTGTAAACGCGAAGCCGAGCGGTTACGGTTATTCTGCAAACAGCACAGACCTCGCTTCTGGAAAGCCAAGCTAGCAGCGCTCGCTGTGACGATAAGTCTGCTTTGGAGCTTCCTCGACAAAACAGCGACTCTTGCAGGACTTTACCGTGATGTCGTTGAACCAGCATTGGTGGACCGAAGTCCAGGGGCCGAATTCTCTGATCTAGCAAACGTCGCAAACGATGCTGACGGCGCAAAAAAAAAACCGGGGCACATGTTAGTCTGCGTCTCTCATGCTAACATCGCTTGATGGAAGTATCGTTTAGACTTCGAAGGATTCTTTTAGAATGTGAAGATCTGTCCATTGATGAAGCCAAACTACTCAGCAGACTGATAGTGCAGGCCGTTTTGGTGCGGAGTCAGCGCCCTTCCAAAAAGAAAAAGCCAAATCGACTGCTCTCCAATGAATTGGGCAAAGCGTTCCAAGAACTAAATTTGGTTCACAACTTCACCCATGCGGAATTGCTTCTTGTTAGCATAGCGGATTTGCATTCGATTGGAATCGAGGAAGTTCAGACAAAAAAAGTGACGGAAAACCTTCGTAACCTTTTTGGCTGGAGTATTCAGCTCAGTAACCCTAGTGTAACTCTAAGACGGCTTATCGAATCGGGGCGAGTTGAAAGCTTCAAACCAAGCGAACCCATAACCTCCCGCTCGGCTCAAGGATATAAGCATTCCCACATGCTATTTCCACACCATCTCTATTACCACCTCACGCCCAAGGGGCACTCGGATGCCTCGAAGCAGATTTCCAGACTCAAGGTGTTGGCTGCGTCAACTCCTCCGCCCAAGGCGAATGGAGAACACTAGCCTGCCACCGGTGGGGACCGTCGAATCTGCCCGGGATGTGGAGAGTCTCGGTGGATCATGATCCCAATTACTTGAGGATCTTGAACGATGGACTCGCTCAACTTGCGCGCTCTTTCGCCCTCTTGATCGCGATCCGCACTGCGGCACGCGCGGCGAATCGCGTGAACAGAATACCTTGCCAGCCGCCGAGCTGCTTCGCGGCCTCCTCCAGCCAGTCCACAATCAACTCGATATTCTGTTCGCACCATTCACACCCACGCTGATCCATCTCGCGCGCCCGAGCGTTGCATTTGCAGTTCGCCGAGGGTCTGATGCCAAGAGTGACGAAGAGCTTCTTCAACTCCGTGCCAGGTCCGCCAGTCACAGCAGGCTCTGCCTGTGCTACCGGCTGGGTCACAACAGGTCGCAAGGCCTTGAAGCGCTGCCGGTTCTGCCGGTAGCGCTCTGCGACGGTTAATGGTCGAGGCTGCCTCATGGTGGTGTATCCGCCACGCACTCTCCGCCCTCGTCATGATAGCCTGGGTCGCAAGCGCACGACTTGGTATCGCAGTCCCACGATGCATTGCTACCACACGGATCCACGCAGAGGGCATCTGGACAGGATTCCGAGAAGTTGCTGCCACAGTTGCCGTCCGCTACCTCTTGCTCGAAGGTGCCACCGTTGCACCCACTGCTTAGCACCGAGCCTTCTGCCGGGCACTCATCGCAAGCGCAAGTGGTCGGATTATGTGCAAAGCCTTCCAGACATGCAGGCAGACATTGTCTTGTCGGCTCGCACCAGCGGTCGGTCGGATCAGGGCATACCTCACACTGTTGAGTCAGACTATTCCAATGCGATCCCTCTGCACAGCAGCACGAGCGGATCCGACCACGTCCCGAACCGCTTCCAGAGCCTCCATTGCGCCCAGGTTTCCAGGCGCTTAAGGTGCCAGTCACATCAGCACCGGGAGGTCCCGTCACGGTAATATTGAAAGCGATTGCATCCCCATTGGCACAAGTGCCTGACCGCGTCTTGCCGCGACATGTAAAGCGGTAAAACCACAAGCCTGCATCATCGACGGTAAAGTCCACAGCGACAGCAAACTCCTGCGCAATGTTCTTGCCACCCTCACACCCGGAGCCGAGGCAGTCGCTATTTACCTGCGACATCGTCACCGCAATCGTCGGGGACGGAGTGGGACGCGGCCGGCGTCCCGCAGGACCACCGCCGCCACCCCCTCCCCCCGTGCCTCCTCCTCCTCCTCCGCCAGCCCCCCCGACGTCTGTGCCAGGATCACCACCACCGCCGTCCGTGCCAGCAGCACCACCGGTGCCAGTAGCACCACCGGTGCCTCTGCCTGTGCCAGGACCGCTCGGTTTGCAGTCGGGGCAATCGAGCGGATCGTCAGGGCAGTCCGGGCAGACACCAGGGTCATCCGGAACGCAGGTGCCCCCTTCCAAATGCGTGCCGTCTGGGCAGGTAATCCCAGAGTCACCTCCCGTGTCCGTCCCCGCACAAGAGCAATCATCCGTCACGCGGATTTGCCAGTTTGCAGGCGGCAGCGCACACCCAAAGAGCCCCATGTCTGCGTTTGGGCTCGTCAGGTCGAACTCAGGGGGCGGAGTGTCGTCATACACCGGATAGCCAGGCAGCGCCCCCAATGCAGAGCCAACCGCGCAGGCACAATCGCTCAGCACAGTGGCAGCGCACGATGGCACCAGCATCGTCCAATCGGTCGCACGCAAGTCTTTGGCACCTACATCGGTCGCACGCACGACGCGTGTGCCATCACCATTGTGATAGAGATAGAGTCCGCCGCGATAACTCACCCAGGCGAGCTCGTGCTCGCCATCATAACCCGTCCAGGTATTGCGACGCAGCTTGTAGCCGGCCATCAGGTATCTCCGCGCGAGCGGAAAGTGCATCAGCGGTGGAGCCGTGCCAGTCTGGGGGATGATGAAGTAAGCCATGGCGACGACTATTCGATTGGCTCTGGATCAATGACGCTCTGCCCCAGATCCTGCACGACCTGAGTCATGAAGGATCGGGAGGTAATGCGCTGATCTACGTCGCCAGCTCCCGGCAGAACTTCACTGACGATCACAAACTCAAGTTCACACGTCGCAAGGAACCACGCCCCTGCACCGGTATCATTGCCGTTGCCAAGCCCCACCGCCAAAGCCGCCGCAATCTCCGGCTCAGTGAGATCCAATACCACGCGATAGCGAGTCGTATCATACTCGCCGACCTTGACGACATCGCCAGCGTTCAGGGCAATGGCCGCACCATCCTCGCCATACTCGCGGAGGAATAGCGTGATCATGCTAATCGGCAGATCCTGGAGCACGCCCGCCTTCGTGCAGCCCACGCTAATCGTCATCACGTCGTTCGATTTGATGAAGAGCGGGTAGATAGTGGCATCACGCGGATTGCTGACGTGTCGCGTGCTCAAATCGAAGTCTAACTCGATGGACGCATCGCTCACGAAAGCGATGCGCTCCACCCCCATCGAAAAGACGACCTCTGCGCTGGCTCCAGTGCCGTTCGTCGCCACAAGCCCGAACTCGAATACACCTGCCTCCGTTGGTGTGCCACTGACCTTGCCACTGGTTGTATTGAGTGTGAGGCCGCTAGGCAGTCCACCGCTTGTGAGAGCCCATGAGGTGGGCGTGTATGAAGCTCGCGGCTGAAAGGAGATCTGCTGATCTACCACTGCGGCGAGAATGGACGATGTGGGATCGATGGTGGGGGCGGCCATGAGGGGGAAAAGCTGAAAATCTGAAATGTGAAAAACTAAAAGGGATCAGTCGAGGAGAGCGATGTCGAAGGGCTCGATCACGTAAGGGAAGGGGGGATCTAGCTGGTCTTCGTTCATGGCTAGAAAATGATGGTGAGTGGGTAGTTACGGCGAGCGCTCGACCCTTCGCCGTTGTGGAGGTTCCAGGCTGTGATTGCGTCTTGAAGGTTGGCATTCTCGATGTAGTTGCGGCATCCGCCGTCCTGGCAGTCCTCGCACGGATCACTCATTGGCCCAGCGCATGAGCAGCAGGCTACGCTGTAGTCACCGACGTAGAGATGATCGCCGCCGCAATCCTTGCAGGGCTCCAGCGTCTTCAGCAGCGCTAGCTCCAGAATGGTGCCGTGGCACTGACTTCCCATCGACCTATATTCCAAGATGTCAGAAGCGCGATGTTTTTCATCGGAGAACACTTTCGCAATCCGCTCACCGTAGAACTTATCGTTGTTCCACCCGCAGTGCCTCTTTAGGTCGAAGAGTTCTGCGAAGACCCGCGCCATCTGGATTTCTTGCGATTGTGTCATCGGATGATCAGCCTCCCCAGGGTTGTGTCTCCGGCATCGCCAAGCGCCTGGTCGAGACCTTGCAACAAAATCAGCCCACTCGGGTCGCTGATGCCGTCCTGGATGTCGAACCTGCGCAGCCTGGCTCGCAGCAGGAAGTCGGCGCTGGCTGGCACGGAGGCCGATGACTCGGCGGCTCCGTAGTAGATGGCAGAGGCGGACAGATCGCCATTGGCAGCACGCGCGATCCTCGCACCGAACTGGTGCGTCGTGACCTCGGTGGTCAGCAGGATCGGATGCGCGAGGATGGGCGTCGCGTCCCAGACGATGCCCTTGATGTTTGTGCCGGTCGTCGCTGGATTGGACTCGCTCGTCTTGCTGCCGTGCTCGATGACTAGTTCCCACTGCGCCTTGGTGTTTTTCAGGGTGTCCCAGGCCCAGCGTGCGGGTTGCGCCTGGCGGAGACTGCGCAGTGCCACGCGGAACCCTAGATCCACCTCGAGCGTCCGCTTGGCAATCAGCACCTTGCTGTTGATCGCGACCTCGAAGAGCACGCGGTCAAAGTCGGTCGGATACCAGGTGTTCTCGCCCTCCGCAATGCGGCTCACCCGATACCAGCGCGTGCCGTCGTTTGCGGCATACTCATTGGGTTGCAACTGCACGGATCTGCGGCCACGACCACCCGGGATCTGGATGGCAGCTCCTGTCGCATTCTTCAGGACGGTGTTGGCATTGCCCTCCTCACCCGTGGTGATGGCTGGCAGCTCGGTCCCTGACTCCAGATCCGTGGCAGCGGCGGCATGGACGGCAGGCACAAGTCCGCCATCACGAGGCAGGCTGGCGGCCGGGAGATCGGCAATGGTCTGGTCGGCACCGACCTCGAGCGTCTCGCGCGATGGATAGACCTCCACAAAGCGAGGTAACTGCACCTCGAACACCGGCGTGCCACTTGCCACCGTGCGCTCCGTCAAAGCACCGGTGGGCACCAGATCTTGCAGAGAATTGATCGCCGCGCCAAACGCGTCCAGCAAATCCTGGAGACCTGTAACCTCGCCAATGGCGTGCTCATGCGCCTGGTAGACAGCTTCGTCGGCCATCGTGATGACCACAAGCCAGGCATCGGCGGACAGGACACCGGCGACTTCCGGCTGTGGAGTGATGGTCAGGGCATTGTTGCTGCCAAACTCGATATTGTAGTCCAGCGGGCATGAGAGGAGCCGCCCATCCTCGACATTTTCCCGCACACTGATTTGCAGCGCCGCCGTGTCCAGGTCGTGATTGATCTCGAACGAGGTAGCGACACCATCTCCAATCGTCTCCGGGTAGCTGCGGTTGCCGACAAGAACCTGCCCGGGCGTGAATGGCAGCACAGCGCGACGTCCGCGCGGTTGATTCCAGTTGATCAGGCTCGCTGCATTGCGGTCCTCGACATCGACGGGCAGCGTAATCGTGATCTCCGGCCTGAAGATGTAGAGCTTATCTTCCTCGTCTTCTTCTTCGTCCTGTAGCCAGACCTTGACTTCCAGCGGCAGCTTTAGTTCGCCCGTCGTGCCCACCGTGGAGAGCAGGCTCCACATCTCTGCGGTGGCTGTGCGTAGCGTAAAGGTAGGATCGCCTGGATGCTGCTCGATGATGCCCACGGTCAACAGCGGCTGGTTGATGCCCGCCATGTCGCCAGCAAACTCAATCAGGACACCGTCCTGGATCTCGGTGACGATGAATTCCTCCCCATCCTCTACGAGCGCATCCAGGGCGCTCTGGATATCATCCGCACTGGTCGGCAACCCGATGGCCTGTGTCTTGCGGTAGCCGCGACGCAGGTCAAACGTGCCACGGAAGTCGGCCGGCACGATGAGTTTCTGTAACTCGCTCCACTCGATATCGCCATCCGCTCCACCCGCCCTCACCTGCTCGATGCTGGGCACCTCGGTCGCCACGGTCGCGAAGTCGACGGTCTGCGCCACTGGAGTTTGCGTCAGCTTGATCTCATGCACCCAACTCCCGTCATTGGCCTCGACGGCATTGACCTCGACAAACGAAACGGGACGCAGCGAGTTCTCGAGGACCGCAACGTCATACTCGGCGGTCGCATCCGCGAAGGCGATCCGGTAGACACCACCCTCGCTCGTGACGGCGCAGTCGCGCAGATCTGCCACGCCCGACAGCGCATTGATCGCCGCCGCCAACTCCGCCGCCGTGGCACCGTAGGAGATTGCTGCCGTGACATTTACGCCAGCCTCTGCCGTCGCAGAGCCAAGGTGCAGCTTGTAGCTGCCGTAGATGGGCCTCGCGTCGGCCTTGCCCAGACTGACCTTTAGCGCGGTCAGCGTGCGCTGCACCTCCGTGGGAGTGCCTCCGATCACCTCAACAGGCCGCAGACCGATGGTCAGATCAGCCCCCGCAACGATCTTGGGAAATGAAAACGCGCCTCCTGTTTCGGAGGTCGAGAGAGTCAGGGAGGTAAGATTCGCGAAGAGGACGGCCTGCACGATGGCGACGGCGTGTCAAACCCAAGCAAAAATTGTAATGGCGAAGGTAGCGATTACCACAACAATAGTCCAATGGACACTCCCTCAGCACGCTATCGAACTCCTCACGAAATTCAAACTGAGATGGCTGAAATCAGGCAGCGCACGGTCAACCGGCCATTCTCCATTTTTCTCGTTCCATCTTGTCTCTTTGGGTGGGGCCTCTTAGCTTGGCTGGGTAGACACCTCACCGAAAATCAAGGCAACCCATTCGAACTCGTGAATTCTTTCGTAGCCCTTGTTGCCTTCGCCGCTGTGATCTACACTTTGCGCCAACAAGGATCGGAACTCGCATATCAAAAGCTCCAACTTGAACTCCAATTGGGAGAAACAGCAGCAACCAACATCGTTTTGGAAGAGACCTCCAATTCGCAGAAAGCAGCTGCCACTGCGCTCGCCAATCAGTCGATCCTATTGCAACGGCAAATTGTGGTGGACGCTCTAACCACTGCTATTGGCATCCTGAATAGCAACATCGAAGCCGGAATTGGTCCACACGGACTCACGGGGGATAATCGAAGGGCTACCTCTGTCCAGAGACAACGACTTGAGCGAGCGTTGGTCGATCAAATCATGTCCATTGACGATGAAAACGCGAAAATCCTGAACACTGTGTTGAAGGTTTCGGGCCGACAGAGGTAAGTTTCAGTTCCACCACCTCCCCACTGCGACCCGAGCCGCCAGGAACTGCGACACCGCCGAGTTCGCATCATTGACCTGCGCCAGGATCTGCCCGATCAGCGGTTGCGCGATGCCTCCAGCCAGTGGCACGTCGAGTCGGAGATCGTCAGACGATCGGATTCATCGGACATTTGTTGCTTTTCGACAGATTTTAGTGCAAAGCGTCAAATCTGTCAGTGATTTTACTTATTCGTCCAACTACAATACGCCATGCCAGGACCCAGAACAGCAGAGCAGCGAATCTCCGAGTTGGAGCAACAAGTTAAGATTCTCTTGGCGAGCCATTTCACTAATGAGGTCAGGCTTGCAGAGCGCAACGCAAAGGACATAGCCCGTTGGGAGGCTTTGGTAGCTGTGGCCGTTGAAGCGGGTCTTGATAAAAAGCACTTCATTAGTCAGCTTGAGGAAAAGGAGAGGTATTATCACGACCTTTTTCTTCGTCAAGTTGAGAAGAACGATCCAGCATTTGCAGCACTTATGGACGTGAGAACTCCAGATGAGATTTCAACCATGACAGACGCCGAAGCATTTAGCGGGAAGCCTTTAGACATTCCGCCTCCCCCACCGCTTTGATGTCTTCTGAGATGATTAACATTTTCCTTTTATGAGCAGTCACAGCGGACCATCTCACCACTCATTGGAAGCTGACGCCCATGAAAGTCACTCTGAATCTCGCACCAAGGACGAACAAGGCGCAACAGATAGCCACTCTAGGCCGTCTGTCGTAGATGCCGCGTCTTGGGTTCGCCGTATCTGTGCTTGATCGTTTGGCAACTAACCAAAAAATACCAACCATGTCCAAATTCCTTGGTTCAGACGGCAAATACCACCCAGTTGGCTCTTTTCTGGGATCAGATGGGAAGTATCACCCTAAGGGCTACTTTCGCGGCTCCGATGGAAAGTATCACCCTCCAGGATCATTTCTTGGCTCGGACGGCAAGTATCATCGCCGCGGAGAATCCTTGCGCTCCGATGGACAATACCATCCATCGGGACAATTCTTGGGACGTGATGGCCAGTATCACCCCCAGGGGCAACTTCTAGGATCAGACGGCAAGTATCACCCGCCCGGAGCTTTTCTAGGATCAGACGGCAAGTATCATCCAAAAGGATGTTTTCTTGGCTGTGACGGCAAATATCATTTTGCAGGTTCCTTCCTCGGCAGCGACGGAATGTATCACATAGCAGGCTCGTTTCTTGGATCGGATGGGAGATACCATCCCAAAGGATCGTTCATTGGAGCTCATGGCCGTTATGAGGAGCCGGAGGGTCTGGCACGACTAGAGAAGCAAAATCAAGGTAACGTCGTTTGCTAACTCTGGAAGCCGAACAAGGAAGACACGTCAGCGGCAGTCAACCGCTCCACCACCTTCCCGTCGCCACCCTCGCCGACAGGAACTGCGACACCGCCGAGTTAGCATCATTGACCTGCGCTAGGATCTGCCCGATCAGCGGTTGCGCGATACCTCCAGCCAGTGGCACGTCGAGGCGTAGATCGTCAGACGAGGCACCCGGTGTGCCGGTGGCGTGGTAGCTGAGATTCCACCAGAGGCCATGCTGGACGTGGGCGGTCCAGGTGTCGTCTGGCTTGCCTTCGACGACGCCGTCCGGACTCAGCACATAGACCGTGGCCACGAGCTTGCGGTCGAGACCCGTATCGGCTTTTGAGCCGTCGATCAGACTGGCGAGATCGAGCGGCGAATCGGGCACCAACTCCCGGACCGCCCTTACATAAGGGCGACTCAGCGCCCCACTATAGCTGACCTGGTAGCGCAGCCCGACGCCATCCGCTCCACCCGCGCCGGTGGTCTGGTAATCGACGCGACTGGACGCGCGCGGTTGATGCAGGACGATATCCATGGCCTGGACGATGCGCGACGGCGACTGCGTCGGTGCAGTGGCCTGTGGCAGCCCGATCTCTAGCAGCGTCTCCACGGTCGGCAGATCGACGGACGGCGCGACACCGCGCTTCACGAAATACTCCGGCACCGGCGAGGGAGTCCGCCAGCTCGTCAGTGCGATGCGTGGAGCCTCCAGATCTGCGAGGCCACGTTCGGTGACATTACGTCGCTCTGCGACAGCGACCGCATCGATGGCCATGGGATCGAGCCCGTTGACGGTGCCTGGCTTTACGGTGGCCTCCCATTGTTCCCGCTCGGGACTCCAGGCGGCAGTGGTGTGCCAGGCTGGCTGCCATGCTCCGCCGTGGATCTGGAGCGCATGAAGCAACCGGGAGCGGGCGAGCCGATCCATCCACTCGTTCCACTTGGCTGCGCTGAGGGTCGGCCTGGTCATGCGGGCCAAAAGTAGTGCCGCGCTGGCAATGGTGCCTTCGCCGGACGATAGGCGTGCTGGAGATCGTGCATCGTGACCTGGTGGATGCGACCCAACGTCTTGCGATCTCTCCAAACGAGGAGGGCTAACGGATAGATTCCTGTGCCCTTTTCATCCATGCTGTAGCCGTTACGCAATCGTGCAGGCACGTCGGCTCGGTGCTCGATCTTCAACGGCTCCTTCTCGATCCACTCTCCTGTCGCGGGATCAATCTGCACCACGATGCAGACCCAACTGCGCAGGCTGTCGTCTGCGCCCTCTTTGATCGACAGGGCTGGCACGGGCTTGGGGGATGGCTGTCCATCCTCGGTCAGTCCATCGATGCGCACGCCATCTAGAGTCGGCACCTGACCATTGACCAGACCTAGGCGGACATGGACCTCGTCAGCACGTCCGATGCGCACAGCGAAGTGCGGCACAAAACGCACCGCACGGGCATCGGAGACCACGCTCGTGCCATCTGGACCGGCCTTGATGCGCACGCCATTACCACGCCTCAATTGCGTGAGTCTGCGCAGGTAGCGCAGGAGCTGCTCCCACTTGGGTGCGATCAGTTCACCAGGCTTGGCCCGCAGGTTCTCCAGCTCGATATCCATGCTATTTTTGAATCAGTTTCGCCATCAGCTCGACGGCAGGATCATCGCCAATGTCCTTATAGCGCTCAGTCACATCCCAGACATCTCCACGCCTCCGAGCCAGAGGAGGCATCACCAACCACTTGCGACCACCTGGCTCATCGAAGCCCGATGGCAGCCCATTGAGCACGTTGCCGACACGGTTGTAGATGGCACTGCCCAAGCTCCGCTTGATGTAGCTGTGCGAGGCCACACAACGCATTGCTGGGTAGCTGGTGACACCGAAGAAGGGATTCTTATCGCCCGCTTTTTTTGCCGTGCGTGCAAGGCCAGTGCCGCTGCCACCTTTGCCAGAGGGCATGGTCTCGGGGAACTCGATGGTTCCATCATCGCGCTTTGTGCCGCCGTAGTTTTTCAGGATGCTGGCAATCTGCGGGTGCGACTCGATGGGCTCCTCGCTGAACTCGGCGTCGAGCGTGTATTCTTCCTGGTCGGGGGTCGGCTCACTGAGTAGCCCTTCAAAGACAGCCTGGACCACGAACTTCTGTTCATCCACATCCCACTCGCCGCCGGATCTGCCCACCTCCGACACGGCACCGAATGGGTTAGGCAGTGAGCCTGACGTTGCTTCGGCGATGTCGTCACAGAGATACGATGCCGAGCCGCTGAACATGCCACGGCGGTCCACGGAAAATCGAATGCCTTTGATGCGGATCATGATCGGTTATTGGGCGAAGACTTCGGGAAACATTCCCTGGATGCGACCCGCCTTTTGCGGATCTCTGATAGCCGCTTCGATGCGAGTCAGAAGGCGGTTGGTTTCTTTTTGCTGTTGTGTTTGCTGCCTGGCTTCATCGACGATCAGTTCGTTGGCTGATCTACCAAACAGCAAGTTGAGGCCAGCCGCGACCGCACCTGGAGTGCGGGCCTGGCGGAGTTGTTTCTCAGGCTCAGGATCTTTTTCCAGCGTCTTACTCTTGGCTGCCTCCAGCTCTTTTTGCGCCTTGGTCGCCTCCATCACCAGCTTCAGGAAGTCTTCGTCGCCACCGAAGCTGCCGTCGAGACCCGCCGCTGCGGCTTTGAGCGCCTCCATGTCGGAAAGCATGGGAGCACCAAAGGCTTCAGCCGCCGCATCCATAGCTTTCTTGAGTCTGGCCTCCAAGGCATCGATTTGCTCGTCGGGTGGCAATAAGCTGATGCGCTCCTTTTCCAGGTCATCCTGCATCGTTGCAATCCGCGACTGGCGGGCCTCCTCTTCTTTGGCAACTCTCTCCGCCTCCTTGGCCGCCTTCTCTTCGTCGGCTGCCGCTGATTTTTCCGCGACTCCATCCAGGTTGCTCTGCATTGCTTTCGCACGAGTCCGTCTACGGCTCTCCTGTTGAGCCAACTTGTTTTCAGCCTCCTCCATCGCTCTGACTCTGGCATTCACGAGCTGCGTGATTCCACTGTCATCTCCAAATGTGGACATGATTCCCGCGCCGAGAGCCTCCACCAACTCCTTGGCGAAGATCACCCCCCCTTTGGCCTTGGTCTTCATGTTTTCGATGAAGTGATCGAACTCGTCGTTCAGGGCTGCGATCTGATACACCGCCTCATCTGCGACGACCGCCGTTGACTGGAAGTAGCCGCGAATTTCCTCGCTAGAAGCCTCAAAGAGCGGGATCAAATCCGCCGCACTGCGGCCCATGAGATCCTGGAGATCTGCGAGCCCAGTGCCTTCATCGCGTGCTTTCTGGAAGGCACCACTGAGGGCAAGTATCTTTTCGTCAAGAGGCAGAGACATGAGCTGCTCCGCACTGAGGCCATAGTGCGCCAGAGCATCTCGGCCCGCTGTGTTTTCGACATCGCCCAGAGCACGCTCCAGTTTCAGCATGCCCGTGGCCACACCATTGATATCGACGCTTGCCAAACGCTCCGCAGCCTGGCCAACCTTCTGGAGCACCTCTGGCGACTCGCCAAGTTTTGAGGCGAGATCGGCGAGATCATCCATCTCATTCATCATGGACTTGATGCCCGCCAGGCTTGCGCCCGCTGCCAGCGGTGCAGCAAAGTCCTTGAGTTTTCCGAACAGCTCGTCACCCAGCTTGACCTCTTTGGCGGCAGCCTTGGTGCCTTTCATGTCCGCCTTGATCTGCGCAATCTTGGCCTGCCACTTGGCGAGCTCGACATCGAATTCTGTGACTACTTTTGCCATGGCTTGTTAGAGTCCGGATCGTTGGTTGAATCGCTGCGCGTAGGTTTCCCATTGGCGCTCCATCTTGCTGGCCTGTCGATTAATGGCCCACTGGATGCGGCGCTCCACATCAGCATTGGAGGCATACTTCACTGCGTTGGTGGCAATGATACGCAGGCGCTGCGCACTGACCTCGATAGCGATTGCGCCCGGGGAGTTGTGGCTCGTGATGCTGCCAGGCAATTGGATGCCCAGCTTCGCAGCGGTGCTCTTCCACCCGGCCTGGAGGAACTGCACATGCTTCTGCCGTTCCTTGATGTAGTTCTTCAGCTCCTTTTCATCTTCGACGTAAAAGATCTGTGCTCGGCTCTTCACGCGGCCTTGCTTGCCCTTGAAGCGTTTGTGCAACGACCCTCCGTCAAAGGGGTAGAGAGGCTTGCCGATGGCACGCAGCGCAGTGGCTGATGCGGCGGCAATGTCGCGGGCCTTCACCTGCCCATAGAAGGCGTCCGCCATTTGCTCATTGCGCTGCTTGATCTCCGCGAACATATCGCCCGGGGTGCCGTAGATGCGCTTGATGTCACGAGCCACTGCCGCCATCCCCATTTGCCTGGCCTTGCGACCGGTCCCCGGCACACCGTCATGCCCAGGCGGCGTCAGCTCCACCACGGTGCGCATGATCCCGCGCGCCTGCTCAGATAGAACTAAGAGATGATCACGCGAGGAGGTAGCGAGACGGCGTTGCAAGCTCGTCTCGAAGCGTGTCCAGTCCATTCGAATCTCGTCGCTCATTCACGACGAGGGAGGGGTGTCAAATGCGATCCGAGCGAATATGCATTTCCATCGATTCAACACTCTCGCCTTGAAAAATGCCCTTGAGATCGATTCGGACGCGTGGTCGATTTCCCCCATGACCCAATCGTCCATCCCAAAAACGGTATTTGTGCTCGGCGCGGGCGCGAGCTACAACATAGGCCTACCTCTCGGGGATGGCCTCAAGACTCTTATCGGAGACGCATTAAATTTTCGGCATGACGATACAGGCCGTCTTCGTGGAGGCGATCCCATGATATATGAAGCGCTGCAAATCGCGACACGTAACCGATCGAAACTTGGTGAAAAAAAACTCAACTTTAATTCGGCGGCGAAGCTCATCCATGGCGGGATGCCCCTTGCGAAGTCCATCGACAATTTTATTAACCAGCACTCCGAGGACCCTGCCATCGAACTTTGCGGCAAACTTGGGATCACAAAAATTATTCTGGAAAAGGAAAAATCCTCCCAGCTATCTCTCAGAAGCTATAACAATTCGCCTACTTTGGACTTTGCCGGGCTTGAAGGTTCTTGGTTCAACTTATTTTTTCAGATGTTGACTGAACACTGTGGCGCTTCTTCCCTCGAATCCCGGTTTCAATCAATCGCTTTTGTAATCTTCAACTATGACCGCTGCTTCGAGCATTACCTCTTCTATGCTCTTCAGCAGAGTTACGCCATGTCGTCAATGGACACTGCGGCCAAAATGAAGTTCCTGGAAATCATTCACCCTTACGGTAGGGTCGGCAGTCTGCCCTGGCAGAATGAATCGAATCCCGTCGAATTCGGAGCGAAACCGAATGCCCATAAACTTTTGGATCTTACTTCTCAAATCAAGACCTTTACAGAGGGAACTGATCGAAAGAGCGCAGATTATGCGCGAATCATTCAGATTGTGAGCGAGGCCAAACGACTGGTTTTTCTCGGTTTCGCGTATCTCCCGCTGAATCTGGATCTACTCATTCCCGACCGGGTAACAAGACGTGAAAGCCCTACTGCATCTGTCTTTGGCTCGGCGTACGGAATGTCCCAAAGTGATACTGACATGGTCTCACTTGAACTGCGCCACAAGCTGGACCTTCTACCAGGCAACGTAATGCTCAATAATGGGTTGAACTGCGCAACGCTACTCTCCGAGTATTCGAGGCGACTGTCCCTTTTGGAGTAAGCCAGATTATGGCAGGTTTTCGACCTAATGTGTGTCTACAGTTCAACGCCCTCACTGGCGCTCCGCATCCAGTCAGGCTCTAGATCTGCGACCTGTGCCTCCGTAATTTCTTCCCCCGGTCTCACCGTCCACACCCCTTCTTCCCAGCGGGCTGCATGGTAGACTTGGATGGCCTGCACCAAGGGGACATGCCAGAGTGCCTCCTCTCGGCTGATTTGCAGCCCTTGGCAGACTTTTACGAGGCGATACGTCAGCGTCGATGGGGCGATGACGTCGCGAGGCGTCTGGGACTTGCCTCCCGTTTGCGGCTTCGGACGTTCCTGGATGGCAGCAGCATCGAGCACGGCCATGAGGTTATCTCTCTCCATGCGCAGGTGCGCACGAACGATGTCTGGCACATCCGGTGCCTGCTGGGCGATGGACCGCCAACTGCCCTGCCAGAGCGCCACACACACGTCCCGGATCGGTGCCGTGTGAAGCCATGCATAGAGGGCAAGTTCACGACTCTCCTCTTCCAGGCTTAGATCCTGAGCAGAGTCCAACCAGCGCAGATCTATCACGCGCAGCGCGTGACTGCTGCCAAGCGACAATGGTCGCGCGTCTGGGCCCAGGAGATCATGCGCAGACTCGAACCAAGACAGATTCAGGAGGCGCGCACGGCGAAAGGTCTTGGCGATTTCAGAATCCATTTTCGTAGTCACGGGCAAGTCGGGCGATCATCTCCGGATCACCACCCACAGGGATGATCAGTTCGCGGTCATGTGCCTCTGGGTTAGACAGCTTGAAGCAAGGCCGCTGATCCTCGATGGCTGTCAGTAGCATGGCCAGGATCTGCTCAAAGGTCGCGCCCCGAAACTTCGCGCGCCATGCCTCATCCTCACGCCAGCGCTGCGCAAATTCCTGCACACCCATTCTCCATCCTTCCCGCTTGACTTCGTCTGCGACGAAGCGCCAGGTGATGACTCGAGTGAGTTGGTCGAGCCTGCATCCTTTGATCTCCGACACATGGCGCAGACCCTCATAGCAATCTTCGCGGTTGATTCCAGCGGCCAACCTGAAGCCGGCCGTGATCAGCGCGGCAGCAAGATGCTCCGCCTGAGTCACGCGAGCTGTGGCCTCAAGCTCATCGCAGACCCAACTCACCAGTATGACCGGTTGCGCGATCTCAATGTCCTGCACCGTCCGAGGCGTCATGATGATCAGCCTGCGGTCGCCGCTGGGTAGTGGTCGCCTTCAGCGCTCCAGTCATTCAGGTCGCCCGCGTTTTGAACATCATCCAAGCTGCGCACAATGATCACGCCACCGTTGAGTCCCTTCACGGCCGCGCCGCCCGTGCCGAGGGCAAGCCCGGCGGGGATATCACCCTTACCTCGAAGGGAGAAGCTGCTCATCTTCGCGTGCGTCTGCCGATGCCCGGGCGTGCCATCTGTGGCGGTCGCAACCTTGTCTTCCACCTTGGTGGTAACGGTCACTGTCTCCGTCAATGCATACGCAACCGAGAGCACTTCAATGGTGCCCTTTGCAATCGCGGCAGCGGCAGCAGATCCATTGGCAGAAGCGGGATCAGCAAATGCGGACACACCGCGCGCAGTCACAGTGAAGGAAGCGCGCCCTTTGTTGGCTTCTCCCTGCTCAACGCTGACTTTCGTCAGATCGGCAGGAGTGGCGACAACGGCGGAGGTGACGCCGGTAAGATCGCCCTTGCCCACTCCTGAGATCATGACCTCAATCGTTTTGGTCTTCAGCGGCTTCGCCAAGACATATTCACCATCGACCCCCATCACTGCGGAGACCTCCACCGTCTGGCGACGGCTCACAGTCTGTGGGACCGCCTCGCTATCGAGAGTGATGTCGTAGGTATTAGTGATGCCGATCTGTGCGCTCATGTCGGTGGGCCGGATGTCAAACTTTAGACACTCCGAAAGGGTCAAGGGTGATCATGGTCCGCCAGCGATCTCCTTCGTGATTGTCCCGAACACCTTCTTCAAACCAGCCCGTGGTCTCGTGGCTAGCGACCTCAACCATGGCCTCTGAGACTTCGGACTTGTGAGCGAGGTTAAACCACCCAGAGATCTCCCGAACAATCGCCCGATGACTCGCGACCGTAATTCCAGGAACCCGCTGGGGAGTGCTAACGACGATATCCACCTTGCCATTGTAAAGCGGGCCAACGACATGCGGGAAATCCCCCGCCATGATCAGCACCAATGGAGTAAAGTCAGGCAAAGTATCTGCGCCGGTATTGGCATGGAGTGAGACCGTGAGATCGGCAATTGAGCAAGCCATCACCGTGGTGGCAGCATCGCCTTCTCCAATGGTCTGCTCTTCGGCAGCGAGCGCCGTTACGAGGTAAGCCTTCAATCCCTCTTCGACGTCGGCGGTCATGGTTTACCCTCCCATCGCACAGCGCTGATGACCCAGGCTTTGTCGAAGGCATTCCTTCCACCCACGGTGGAGATCTGGAATTGCACGCCATTGACGCTGACCATCACATCTTTTGCCGGTGCCGTCGCCAACAACGACTTCAGGATCCTCACAGTGACACGCTGACCACGAGCCTGCCCACCCTCCACTGGCAGCCACTCCACCGGCCCGACGTTGATCGCGGCCGCGTAGCCCGATCCGCTCAGGATGACCGTGCCTGGGTAGGCGGCTGCAAGTGCGTCTTCGTGACGTTGACGAGCCGACGCCAGCGCCGCTGCGGATGGGAAGCCACTGCTCATGCCTGGTCAGGGAAGGATTGCCCCGGAGTTCGGACGGCTACGGCTGCCAATGGAAGCAGCGCACGAACCAACTCCTCATTGGTCACGACATTGCCAGTGACCACCAACGAGGGCCGCTCGTCATAGAGGGCGACGTCTTCACGCAGCCCCACGGTCACCGAGGCGATGCGCCCGTCGCTCAGTGGCACATCAAAGGTCCGCAGACCAGAGTCCGCAGCAGCAGGAATCGTTGTCTCTTCAGGTCGCAGCATCGGGGATGCTGGCGTGTCAAAGTGCCGCTTATGCGCCGTGAATGCTAGAATTCTAGCAACACTTGGTTAACGCACTAAATTTCTTTCTTCATTCCACAAGGGTTCCACGCCGGGCATTCACGCTTAATTTGCAATGCTCGTGACGGAATGCTTGCATTGCATCAAGCCCTCGTGTCGAGGGTGCATGACCTAGCTTATTTTGCTTTTCGCCGATCTGTAGATACTAACAACAATTCCTGTTTCACCCATGACATACACCGAAAAGGAATACATCATTTTCGCCGATGAGTCAGACCGCAAAGGTCCTCGGTTTGGCAATTTTTACGGGGCAGCAATGGTCGGGGCCACTCAATACGAAAGGATCACAGAAAAGCTAAACAGCTTAAAGGATAAGCTTGGATTCAATGGTGAGATCAAATGGGAAAAGGTTAGCGAGGCATATAAATATGAATATCAAGCGTTCGTGGTGGCCGCATTCGAGGAGATCCGCCATGAACACTTGCGAATTCGAATCATGTTCCAAGCAAGCCAGGAAAAGAGGCGAGATCTTAGCCCAACACAATTCGACGAAGAGTTTGGAATTCTATACTACCAGTTTCTGAAACATGCATTCGCATTCAACCATCTGCCAACCCACGACGGGCCGGTTAACCTTCGCTTCTATCTCGACCATTTACCCGAAACCAAGGAAAAGCGGCAGAAGCTCAAAGCGTTCCTTGCAGCCTTGTCTTTAACTACTCGTTGGAAGAAGAATAACCTCACTCTGTTGCCCGAAAACATTGTCGAGGTCGACTCCAAGGAACACGTAATAATTCAAGTCGTCGATGTGATCCTTGGCGCAATGTGTTTTCGGCTAAACAACAAGCACAAACTCAAGTCGCCCGAAACAGGTAAGAGAGGGAAGCGAACGAAGGCAAAAGAAGCACTCTATAACTTCATTCGCACTCGCATACAAGAGATCCGTCCAGGCTTCAATATTGGGGTATCGACAAGCGGAGTTGAGTCTGATCGCTGGCACATGCCTTACAGGCATTGGCGCTTCCAAAGTAATAAATAAAAAAGCCCCACCTCTCCTAATTAAAGACTCTGGCGCAAAACGCCAGCATTCGGATCGGCAGGGCCACACATAATACGATCACAAGCGGCGCATAATGTCAAAACTATTTGATATCGTCAAATCTGCATACGTTCATCTGAACGTCTAAAATATAAAAAGCCCGCCCCCTGGGACAAACAGAGGACGGGCCGGGTGGGCGCTGCGGGGTGAAAGCCGCCTTTGTGGCGGAGAGGGTTATGGCGGGGGTGCGCCGGTTTCGCTGGGCTTCGCCGCCCTGGGGACAAGCGAGCTTGACTTGGCTGGCACTGCGCTCTGATCCGGCTGTCCTGCATTTGCGGATTCGTCGCCTTCAGGAGAGTCATCCGCAGCGGCGGAATCGACTTCAGTTTTCAGCTGGTCGCCATACGCTTGGAGTTCAGCCAACTGCTTCGCGAGATCATCGCGCTCGAGTTCCAGCTCTTTGAGCTTTGCCTCGAGGCCAGCGTCCGCGACCGCAACACCAAATGCCTTGGCATTAGCCATGGCGGTTTCGAACGCGGCTTTGGCCTCTTCAGCGGCTTGGCGGGCAGAGCGTTGCCTCTCCAGGAGTTCCTGCTTCCTCGCCTCAGCCTTGGCTTTCTCGGCCTCTGTGTTTTTGTCACGAAAGAACGACTTGCCGTGGACTGCATTACCGAGGAAGCAGATGGCGTTGGAAAACTGCGCACGGAGCGCAGAGCCCTTCTCGGAGGCTGCATGGAGATCGCGCCAGGCGCTCCGCACTTTCCCCACTGCATTCTGGTCGTGAGTCAAAGTGACCACCTCGGCGAGGGTTTTTACTTTGCCGCTCTTGCGATCTACTGCCTTGACGAACGATACGAACATAATGGTGGGGACGGGTGAGAGATGCGATTGGCTTACGCGGCGTCGATGAATCGCTCGACCGCCTCCGCTTGGTTCTTGTAGAACTCGAAGATCGTCGCGACGTCGAATTGGATGATGCCAGTCTTGGGGTCCTTCCAGACACGGAAGAGCATCGGCAACTCCGCGTCTGGGTGAATGACCTCCTGGAGACCGACAGGGTCGCCATCGAAGGTGGGCTCGTCTGGCAGCCGCGCCACGAAGAAGGCAGCCGGTTCGCAGTAGGCGAAGCCCTTCTCGATGGTTGCGGGAAGGGTCGCATGGGTGCGAGCAAAGCCGAAGCTGGTATTGAGCGAGTCTTGAACATCGCTCATGACGTTCACCAACCCCTTGCCCGTGGCGTTCTGGATTGCCATGTGATCGAGGCGATAGTCCAAGAACGAGTTCGGATCCAGGATCACCGTCGCATTGTTTTTCGAAGCCAACTTGCGGTTGAAGAGCTTGGTCTCCAGCTCGAGTTCGACCTGCCGAGTGAAGGCGGCGACCTCTGTTTCGAAGGTGTAGAAGGCATCGTCGGAGATGATCTCCAAGAAGCGAGTGACGAAGGCGAGCGCAAACTTGTCGATGATCGCTTCGCGAAGACGCTTCTGGAATTCGGCGTAACCATCGATGCCCGCCACATTGTCTGCGATGAGCATGCGGTATTCTACCGGGGTCAGAGCGATGGAGATCGCCTTCGTGGTGCTCGGCAACGTAACGGAGCGCTGCGGTTTGCGGGTTACATCGCCCGCCACATAACCCACGGCAGGGTTAACATCGTAAACATTGGGAATGCCTGCGCCACGAAGGTTCCAGTCTTCAATTTTAACCTCGCTACCAGGGGCCGCGCTACGCAGGGTGACGCCCTGCGCCGTGCGCTCGGAGAAATTCGTTGCCAGTCGAAGCAGCGCTTTGATCTGCGCGACAAGATCATCCACGATGTTGTGGACGGTGATGGAGTTGGTGATTGCGCCAAAGGAGTTAGCCATAGGGGTGGGGTGCTGGAGGTTGCGTGAAGGGGTTCAGCGTCGAGGGGTGAAGGGTGTCAATTGAGTGGTGCAGCGGCTTTGGCCTCGAGTTCGCGGATACGGGCGGCGAGCTTGCCCTTCTTGAGGGGATCCGTCTCTGCCTTGAACTCGACACGGAGATCTTCGAGTGTGCTGCCCGTAGTGGTCGTGGAGGGCGATGGCAGGTTTGAGGCAGGAAAGCCCAACGAACGCAGACCTTCCTTACTCTTTTCGGAGGCGCGTTTTTCGATGTTCTGCTCTTTGGCCTGGAGATCTGCGACCGTCTTCTCAGCCGTGGCGGCAGTCGCCTGCGCTTCCTCCACATCCTTTTTCAGTGCGGCGATTTCCTTTGCAGACACAGAGAGGTCTTCCTTGGCTTTGGCAAGTTCGCCTTCGCGAATCTTCAACGTAGCGAGCGCGTCATCGCGTTCCTTGGTGACGTTGGCGAGCTGACCCGTGGGATCGATGCCTCGTAGGGACTGAATGGCTGCGCTCAGTCTCTGCGACATCGGCAGCGTGCGATCTTCCAGTGTGGCGAGTGCTTCGGCAGGCGTCGGTGCCTGACCACCTCCACCGCCACCTTGCTCGCCCTCCTCATCACGAAGCATCATCGGCATGCCGAAGATGCCAGCAGCGGCAAGCGAGAGCGTGCCAGCCCCCCCCGCCACAGAGGGCGCGGCGGTCATGGCAAATACCGCCACCGGCACGAGCATAATGGCGAGAATGAGGATACAACCCAGCGTGAGCAAGGGACGGCGGCGGATGAACGGATGCTTCATGGAATGGATCAGTCTGTTGTTTCGGGGATTCGGGAGGCGCTGTGTGTCAAAGCAGCGTGGTGAATTCGTCCCAGGACGCCACCAAGCCATCGGCGAGGCCCTGCTTGATTGCGGCTGCGCCTGGATAGACCTTGGCATCGGTGACCGCCTCTTCAGTGACCTTCGAGCGACCGACCTTCACGGCACCGACGAACTGCGCATTGATGTCATTGACCATGCCTTGCAGATAAGCGCGGTCGTCCTGCGTCAACTCCATGCCGGGAAGGCCGAGTGCTTTGTGCGTGCCCTGCTTGAACACCTCCATCTGCACGCCCTTCATCTGCATCGAGACCTTCTCATTCAGGAACGCCAGATAGGTGCCGATGCTGCCAATGCTGGCACTGCCGGTAGTGATGATCTCATCCGCCTGGCTGGCGATCCAGTAGGCTGCGGAGGCGGTCATGCTGTCAGTGAATGCATAGACCGTTTTGCCGCGCACTTGGGTGGCTTCCTTCACCTGTGCTGAGAGTTCCGCGATGAAGGTCGTGCGTCCACCCGGGGAACCGATATCGAACACGATGTTTTTGATTTCCTTGGCCGCGACGGCCTGACCAATTGCGTGACTGATGCGCTCCGTGGAAACTGCGCCCATGCAGCTCTCTTGGAAGCCGCCCGCGCCCTTCATGATCATCCCATTGATGGGAATGACGGCAGTATCTGCCCGGCCATCGATGGTCCAGTAATAGCGTGGATCGGTGACTACCAACGGACCTGACCACCCCCCGCCAGTGGTGGCGGGCGCGGCGAGTTGGCGACGCATGTGAGCTCCTGCGCCTGGCTGCATGATGGGTTTCTCCTTACCCTCGGCGGCCTGTGGCTCCTGGAGGCTGAGCGGATCGATCACCTGGCCGGTGACACGCGGCCAGAGCCAGGAGTGGATGGTCCACATCGTGGAGAGCTCGAGCGCGAGTGGCTCGGCATAAAACATTCGGGCAAGGTGAGGATAAGAGAGCGGGTGCATAGCGTGGTTGTGGATCATTGCGGAATTCCGCAATGATCAGAGTTGGGTGGGGGGACGATCTTGAGCGCGGCAAATGGCGGAGTGAATTTCTTCGAGCTGCTGGGCCATGGCGCTGGTATCGGGATTGTCAGCGGCGGTTGGATCGTTGGAGCCAGGCAGAGTGTTCTGCATGTTCAGCTCTGGGAAGGATTCCTGCCACGTCAGCCCGCGAGCGACCATGCCTTCCTTGATGTAGAGCCGTTCGTCCAAGTATTGGTCGATCTCGATCTCCCATTCGTCGCCAACGAAACCGTAGAGCGATTTCAGGGTGATCATGCCCCGCTTGGCTTGCTCGATATGAAGCTTGCCATCGCGACCGAAGTCCACTGTCAGCCGCTTGGGTAACAGCCAGGTATGCAGTTCCCAGCCATCGATATCTTCGATCTCGCCATGCTCGATCATGTCGCGCACCCAGGCGATATACCAGCGCCCGAGGAACTGCTCGACCAGCCGCTGCTGCTCGACCTCGATTTGGCTCTGGGCATCTGCCATGATGAAGCGGGTATTGGCTCCACCGAGCTGAGTGATGTTCCACAGCAGCTCGGGACTGTAGCCCAAGGCCCAGGCCACATCGCGCACTAGGTTGTCGAGATGCTCGCGGACGTTCTCATGTGGATGGGCGCTCTCGACGGTCTTGAATTTCTGGCCCGGCTGTAACGTGACACTTTCGCCGCCGCCAAAGAATTTCTCGAGTGTGATGGTTTTGCCATTGCCGACATCGACGAGGGTGGTCGGACGTGGCGCTAGTGACCCGCGACCGCCCTGCGTCGAGACCTGTGACGCCAGCTCTTGCTCGATGGTATAGCCCATCATCGCCCGTTGCTTGATGCTCTTGGTCAGGGCATGCATGATCTCGCCCCGGTCCAGCACTTTGTTGATCACTGGATAGAACCGGCTCAGTCCGCGCACTTGGCCAAAGCGTTCGTAGTCTGCAGAGAAGAGCACGTTTCGCGCTGGAACATCGCTGGCGGTTTCACGTCCGAGTTCGTCGCGATTGAGGATGCGGTAGGCGACCGGACCGTTGTGTTGATCGAGCTGCACGCCATGGTGCCACCGCTGTCCACTCGGGATTGCCTTGGAGCCATTGCCGATCTGGTTGGCCTCGTAGAACATGCAACGCAGCCAACCGTCTGCATCGCGCGCCAGGACTGGCGCGAGGTCACCGTCGCGGATCTGACTGCGGAGGATGGCGGGCTGTGCCGCCCCCATAGTGAATTTGCGGGAAAGATCGAAGGTCTCCGCATTCTCGCACTTCCTCGCCCAGAGAAGGCGCATCCGTTTGTTCCAACCTTTGTTCGGTGACAGTGGATAAGGAAACAGACCGGTCCCACAGACCATGCGGGAAATCCCATTCACGCCTCGATGAACCAGCCCGCCGCCGGAGTTGTAAATAAAGCGACCGCGCTTCAGTAGTTCGGTGTGCGACCAGGCATCGACCTCCTTCAGGGTGTCGAGTGTCGGCACATAGACGTAGCCACGATCCCGAGAGGCATCGGTGCCCTGAAATGAACCCATCACTGCGACGGTCTCAAGGTCGGGAGCGTCCGACTCCACATTGCGGAGGATCTGGCCGTCCGAGCCTAAGATTACGCGGCGGCGATCCGTGACGGTATGCATGTCAGCCGAGGGTGCAGGGGTTTTCACTGAAGTCAGCCCAGCGCACCGAACCCGGTGTGCTAGCCTGACCGGCTTCTTCGGCCTCTACCTCAGCCTCATACTGCTGAAGGCAGGCCTCCATGATTTCCAGGAGCGTGGTGGCGGGGATCTGGCGCTCGGCGGTGGTCGACCCGCCCTCGAAGGCCGTGGAGGAAACGAAAGTATCGCCAGCCAGGACCGCAGTCAGCGCGGCATCGTGCTGGGCTTGGAGCCATGCTGCTGGATCAGTTTCGAGTCGAGCCTTGCGCAGGACGCCCGCGATGACCAGTTGGGAGTTGAGTGTAGGTGCCGCCATTCAGAGCGGCCCGTATGTCAATCCGTGGCCTCTGCCGGTGGGTTGGCTGGAGTCTCCTCACTCTCCTTCTTTTCACGCCACTTATCCCACCTCGCTTTCGCCGCCTTGCTCGCTTGTTCCGATGGTCGCGCTTTCGCCTTCCCCTTTCCGGCTACGCCTCCCTTCATCCCGGCTTTTGCCCGGACCTGGCTCAGTCGCTTTGAGGAAGAGTTGTTCGGCTTCCGGGCTGCCATAGACCGGCAAACAAAGCACTAGCACACCCTGCGTTGCAACCTTGGCGACGATCCCGGCCTGCTCGCACATGGCCTTGGCCTGGTTGAGGATTTGTAGCTGATGGCGCTGTGTGTCTGATATCATGGCGAGTTATGCGCAAGCAAAATGGACGGCACAGTCAATCCGGCAAGGGCAAAAATTTTAGATCTTCCCGGAATTCCTGCAGCCCGCCATACTGGTATTTGAAGCAATCCCCCCAATCGTTAGGACCTCGCTTGCCCTTGTCATGCACCCAACGGTTCTCTGTTTTGTCGTAGACCTCGGCAGTCAGTTCACTCTCCAAGGTGTCGGGATAATCGTCAGGGAGCCAGAGGCGAGGATTCGCTCTCTTCTGGATCTGGCCCAAGTAGAGCTGGTTCTTGAGGCCGTGGTCGTAGAACATCCGGACCGTGATCTCATGACCGTCGATGTAGTCGGTGACAAGACGCGAAAGCCTGCCTCGATACTCCTCGTGCTTACCCTCGCCTCGACACGGGTGCAGTTGCCATCCTTCCGGGTGGATCTCGCAGGCGGTAGACTGCTGCTTGATGCAGGCGCGATACACATCGTCGCGGCGATGCCCGCAGTCGAGGAGGGCTGAGAAGATGTATTCTGGTCGGTCTCGACCCTCGACATAGTAGGGACGCTTTCGGAGGTCATCGAGCTGGTCCTCATCGCTGAGGCGCCCGAGGTCGACAAGGTAGCCTTGAGCATCGGACTGCCACGCAAAGACGGCATACTTGAGGTGGTCCCACTGCTTGTCGATGGTAGCGAAGAGCATGGCCGGCCGGAATGGCAGTTTTGCGCTGAACTTACCGTTCCGATACGCCAGCTTGTAGGGTTCTCCCAACTGAACCCGGATCGGTGTCTCCGTCCCATCTGCGGCCTTGACCACTTTCTCCTCGATTCGTCCGGCCTTGAGCGCCTGGATGGTGTCGGTGGTGATGTTGTAGGTCTCGTTCTCCCACGGCATTCCCTCGTGGTTCACGCGGAAGTATTTCTTCGCTTCCTCGTTTGGATTGATGACGTGGGCCTGTAGCCACATCTTCATGAGGTTCCCCCAACTCACACGCTCGAAGAGACTGTAAAGGTCGGAGATCTGGTAGCTCTCTACGCCTGGTTCCGGAGGCACATACTGACCACCGGGCGGTCGACGTCTCTGCGCCGCCGGTGTCGGCACCCAGATGCCTTCATTCACCATCGCCTTCTTTTCATGCTCTTGAATCGGTTTCTGGCAGAGCTGGCACTGGTAGTAGGTCTCGCGAACAACCCTAGCCAGATTCCAGCCATCCCGCTCCTTGCAATGATTCGCCATGAGGAACTTCGTCAGGAACTCGATCCGGCGTTCACAGCGCGGACACGGGACCAGAAACTTCTTCTGCGTGCCATTGATATACTTTAGATCAATGATGCCACCAGCTTCCTCGGGCTTCGAAAGAGCCAAGAGCAAACCATCGGCGACGTCTGTCTGTCGGCTCTTCGCGCGGTCGTAGGTGGTCGTTCCCTGGTTGACGGCGTGCTTCTCCAGCTCATCCAAGATGATCAGCCGATACCAGATCTCCATGAACGGTCCGTCCGACCCTGATCCGGAGATCAGCACGTCCATGTTCTTTAGCGAGATCCGCGAGAGCGTCTTATCGTTGGCGTCGTCGGTAAGCTGCGCACCGGCGGTGCGTTCGACCGAGGGCAGGATGCGCCGCTCTGCGACTTCTCGCGCTTTCTTGTCGCTGTTGATCGAATACAGCGCGTTGCCTGGCCAGTTGCCAGGCATCCACCGCAGGATGTTCAGCGAGGCCTCGGATACTCCTGTCCGCGAGGACTTCAGGAAGATACCTTCACGCACCTCGGGACGCATTGGCAACTCTTGCCATTCGCGCGTCCAAGGCGTGAAAGCGGAGTCGTATTGGCCGGGCTTGGCCGACATCTTGTCATCGAGCCAGACCTCTCGCTCTGCCCACTTCCACACCGGCTCAGTCGGCTGGGGCTGGGTGCAGGTGTCTGCGAGATCCAGCAGGAACTCACTCTCAGGCGTCCCGAGGAATTGAACGGCTGCAGCGAGACTGAAGAGATCGTTCATGCGTCAGACGGTGGCTGGTAGGTAGTGGCGAAGCGGGACGCCTTGATGTGCAGGAAGCACTTGTCGCGCAGCCGCAGAGCCATTTGCCTGCGTTCTGCTGGAGGCATCTCTGGAGCGAGCTCCTCTGCCATCGCGATCAGCGCGTTGCCGAAGCTCTGGTTCATAACCGTGAAGATCCTGACCAGCTCCGTGTTGATGACGCGAGTGCGGAGCACCTCGCCTTTGCCTTCCTGGATCTTAACGATGTCCTTTTCCCACTGTCGCAACGTCCCGACAAGACTCTGCCACTCGCGTCGATAGTTGTTCGCCTGAGTGATGTGACCAGCCTCAAGGCAGCGCTTCAATTGGTTGAACGTTGCGACTACCAGCGCTCGGATCTGCTGTAGTCCGATGTCAGAAGACACCTCTGCGCCCATGTCCAGCATGACTGGAAGGCCAGTGACCTCGTTGGTGTCAGGGGGCTTCGCTGCGGTATCAGCAGCCTCCGTCGGAGCACTGTCGGTCGGAGGTGGATCATCGCCATCCGTTTGCTTTTGCTCCAACCGCAGCAAGTAGTCGGGCACTCGCCACTCCATGTTCCGTCGCCACCACTCTCCCATGAGATGCGGCTGGTCGAACGGCGGCAGATCAGGCGGTGACTTGTCGCGGCCAGTGGCGATCCATCGCTTCAACTTGCGTTCGGGATCTTTGCCGGTGAGACCAAGAATCGGCACGTAGTGGCTCAGACGGTAGCGATAGGTCTCGCTCGTGAGTCTTCGCGCGATGGGCTTCGCCGCTGGCAGGATGGCGGAGAGTTCGCGTTGCTGATCTTTGGAGAGGCTGCTGCCGGTGGCATAGCGGCGCATCAAAGCAGCGAGCCGCGCCTTCTGAAGCTCGTCGGGAAGGGTGCCTTCGATGTTCGCGCGCTCCATCAGCTCGAGCTCTTCCTTCGTGAGCACGCCGCCGTCACTGACCTTTTTGACGAGGTTGCGCAGGTTCGCGCCGATCACCTTTTCAGCCAAGTCTGGAGGGATGGGCGTCACGACTCGAGGCCCTCCATCCAGCTCGCATGCCAGGCCAGCGTTTCCGCGTCGTTCAGGATTACGATCTGCTCGGTGTTGTCGGAGGAACGCAGATTTGCACTACCCTCGATGACGAAGTTCTCACCGGTTTCCAAGGGAAGACAGATCACCTTCGCATGCGCTCTGGTGATAATGACGCGAGCCAGTCCATCCAGCCTGGTCATCACATCGCGGTAGGTAGTCGTCTTGTCCACCTGGGCAAAGTAGTGGCTACAGACCAGGGTGATACCACCGATGAGATCACGCGCTCGGAGCATTGCCAGCGCATCTGCATTTGCCGCAGACAGACCCAGTGTGGCCACATGAAGATGGCGGCATCGGCCTCTGGCTTCGATGATCATTGGGATCAGATCACAGAGCACGAAATCACCTCGGAGGATGCAGTGCGTTCGATCATCGGGACCGACTGGCAGGTGTGTCAGCAGGAAGCGCGCATTGTCCGGATGGATCAGCTTCTTGATCCCTCGCCGCGCAGCCTTTGCCTCGGCTTTTGCCTTGTGGACGTGAACTCGATTTGCCTTGAGCGCAAACTTCGGCCCAGGCTTCTCCTTTCCCAGTTCAGAGACCACGTCGGTAAGGTCCGTTCGCAGCTCGATGTCATTGAGGTCCATGCAGCTTCTCCACGCCAAGGCCCAGCGTCGTCATGCGTTCCAAGATCACGGCCGCGAACTTTGGATCCAACTCGGTGGCCACACACCGACGCCCGGTCTGCTCGGAAGCAGCCATCGTCGTTCCGGATCCACCGAACAGCTCGAGCACGGTATCGCCCCGGCGCGATGAATTCCAGATGTGCCGAGCTACGAGACGGGTCGGTTTGATCGTGGGATGGAGGTCGCTGCAAACGTTGCGCGGCTCCCTCACGACGGTTGTGTCAGACGCGTTGCGCATGTGGTTGACCAAGCTGATCAGTTCTGGCTTGGTCAGTTTTTTCAGATCCACGTCGTGGTCGATGACCGTCGCTTGGCTGTATCCTCCCTGCCAATGATGCCCGGCACCGGTTTTCCAGCCATATAGGATCGGCTCATGCTGCCACTGGTAGTCCTGGCGTCCGAGAGTCCACGCTTGCTTTACCCAGATCAAACATTGGGCGATATTGAAGCCTGCCGTCCGAGCCGCCAACCGTGTCTCCAGACCGAAACTATCGGCATGGGCAATGTAGACTGCTCCGCCAGGCTTGAGACGACTCGATCCCGCTCCGAACCAAGCCCCCAGCAACTCTGTGTATTCATCGCGCGGAAGATCGTCGTTCAGGATCGTTTGCGGCTTTACATGCGACGCCTCTCCCTTCTTCGTCTTGATCTTGTTCCTCTTTCTCTGAGCTGCATCATACGCCACGTTATAGGGCGGGTCGCACCAGATCATGTCCGCTTGACCATCTCCTAGCAGCGTCTGCCAGTTGTCCAAAGACTCACACCGTCCGCAAAGCAGCCGATGCGGGCCAATCTGGTAACAATCTCCAGGCTCGACCCGCCATTTGACGAGCAGTTGCTCAGCCTTCGACATGAGTTCCTCCGTCTGATCGGTGTCATCCTCCGTTACCGGGCAGTCCACCAGAGCCATCAGCGCCTTGTGATCGTAGAGCGCCAGTGCCGCATCCAGGCCAGCCTCATCGATGTCTTTTGCCAGCGACGCCAAGATGGCTTCCTCCCACTCTCCCAGCAGGCGGTTCGCAGCGATCATCAGCGCATAATGCGTCGCTTCATCGAGATCCACGACACTGACATCGACGTGGGTGTATCCCATTTCGGTCAGTACCTTCAACCTGAAGTGACCCGAGACCAGACAACCGTTTCGCCGGTTCCAGACCAGCGGCTCAAAATAGGCATGCTCAAGAGAGCGTTCCAGAATCTTCCAGATCGGCGATCCCGGTTCAGGGTGCTTCCGTGGATTTCTGGGATGGAGCTTAATGTCAGCCAGCGCCAACCTTGCAGTCTCAATAGCGGCAATTCGTTCAGTCACCCTGGCAGCGATATGTCAATACAGGTGTCATTTTGGAATTTGGGGGCACGCTCTCAAAAAGGGGGAGGGACGCTTACCCGCTCGCTGCATCCCTCAGGGCTAAAAGATTCCTTATGCTGGGGGTAATTCGGGGGCAAAAAATGCCAAGTATGCCAAATCAGGCCACTTTTAGGCCACTTTGTGGAATCTAGTCATTAAATGACACTACCTATTTGTCTTGTAAGTCTTGCCATCTTGTCAGCTTTCTTGCAAAACCGAGGCCTGCGGATGTGGCAAGATGCCTGCCAAGACCTTTTTTAGGGCACGGGAAATGCCATGACGCAGCGGCCTGGCTCTACCTGTTGGGGCACGGGGGCGTAGATGGATTAGCTGGCGCACAAGTGACGGCCGTGCCTCCGTCGACGTCGGTCGCCGGCGTCCGGTTGTCTGGTCGCTGGAATTAGGCTCGCGCAGACATGGCCATCTTCGTGGCCACAGTCAGTTGGTCACTGTTTGGGTTCAACCGAACGGTGCGGAATTCCGCAGCCTCACTCTCCCGTACTGACCCACGGATCTAGCCACGTGACGGGATACACCCAGTTCGATGCTTGCTTCCTCTTGCCAAATTGGAATCGGCGGCCGCTGCTCGTCTTCATGTCCTCTCGACCTCTCCACTTGGCCAGACGCCTTCCCAGCTTCTTCAGCTCATTCCCTTTCAGCGGCTTATCCTCTTCACTCCCCACGATATCCACCAGCAATTGCGATCTTCGCGCTGTCTCTACCAGCATGGTCATATCGATCTGGTAACTCTTGTCGTCCAGATCTGCCACCCACTGCTCTGCCTCGTCAGCCAAGATGACAAGAAGCTTCTGCCATTCCTCCGTTTCGCGGTCGCCGCCGGTGGGCAGATCTGGAAGCTCGAATGGATCTGCGGCGACACCAGCTGCAGCCAGTACCCCTCCGATCTTCCTCGACCACTCCGCCGCTCTCTTGTGCCCTGTAGGCGCTGTGATCATGCCACTTGCCACCCAATGCCTCACAAAGGCCCACAGCGCCCCAAGCAGGTCCGCCCTTTGTTCATGCCTGGCTAACCACAGCGCGCTCATCTCGAAGCCATGCTCGACCGTCTCACTCGCCTTAGCCAAGAATAGCTCGCACACCAGCGCCCGCTGCATCAGGTCCCGCGTCGCTTCCGGCATGTTGCCAGTCATGAAGACCTGCGTCACGTTTGGGGCCTCGAACATATCATCGTTGCCTCCATACTTGCGACCCTCATGACCTGGTGCAGTAATGAAGCGATTCAGCGCATTACTCCACACATTGGAAGGCACATCGTCCAGCCACAGGAATTCCTTCATGGACTGAGCTACCGTCTCAAGCAGCGCCTGGAATTTCTCCGGATTCACCCCTCGCGAGCCCATGGGCAAGTCGGAGTTCTTGGCCAGGCCAAAGCATGGATTCAGCACCATACTCACCAGCAATGACTTCCCCGAGCCCTGGTCATTCGCCATGTAGAAAATTAGCGGCCGCACAGTACCAGGCGGCAACAGTCGTCGCATAAAGACCCCCAACATGGCGAGCATGTGAACCAAGAACGAGCGATTCACCCACAGCGGTTGCCCAGGTTCTCTCCCCGCGAATGGAAACTCATTGCAGAACCGCTCGATGACCTCTGTAGCCTTATTCAGCGGCACATCCTGATCGTAGCTCACCTCGTCGGTGCAGTAGGTCTCCGCCTCCCGGTCCCATCCCACATGGCACAGCTCCACGTGCCCTCCACTCCTCTCCACCGGCACTCGCACCGGCAAGATCGCGTTGATGCGTGGCAGCTCCTTCAGCAGCTCATCCGTCTCGAGCAGCTTAGCAGCCACATCCTTACCCATGCTCACTTCCGCATCATAGCTGCCCCCACCCGCCGCCTTGTAGGTCTTCACCACCTTCACGTGCTTCTCTATCCAAGAGCAAAACCACACCGGCGTCATCGTTTGAAATTTGCCGTCTCTGAGAGCGATCAAGCGACTATTCGGGCCAAACTTATAGAGCCCTGCCCTTGCCAGCAATCCGCCCAATTGCATGCCCAGTTCTCGGATCGGTGTGCCAAGATTCACGATGGGCACCTGTTTTGCCACATCGGGCGGCTGGATGCCCATTTGCTGGAAGTGCGGCAGCAGTGCCGCCATCACCTCGGCAGGGATTCTGTATTCGCCGTTTGCCTCCTGACTCATTTGCCCAGCTGCCCCCCATGTCTAAATTCCATGGAGTTCCAGGGCACGTTCTTGTTCAGATCTTCGTAGCGTAAATAGACCAGTTCCTGGAGTCGTGGTTTGTCGTATCTCTGGTAGCCGCTCTTTTTCTCTGACCCTTGACGGTAACAAAAAGGCAACCTTGTCAGCCTCACCGCACTCATGGCCACAGGGTCAGCTCCTAATGGGCAGACCAAGCTCATCAGGCTCACGATCCTACTCGCAGATCCGCTCGACGATCCACGCACGATCATGTCCCACTCAGGCTTGCTCGAGGCATCGATCCGGACCAAGGCATGCAACGACCTGCCCCCAGAGCTATAGACCGCCACGATGGGCAGTGGCAGCTTCCACAGTGCACGCAGCCACAGTTCCTCTGGCGCATTGTCTGATTCCAGGACCGCATAGCGGTAGCTCGTCACACCTCGCCAGGTCCGACGTCCCCATTTCGGCGGATCCATCACCACCTCTGGCGGCCCATGCACATCTTTCGGCAGCCACTTGATCTTGCGTTTATGCTCCGTGATCTCCCACTTGCCGGTCACCGGATTGCAAAGCCACCAGATACCGTTCTTGGCCGTGGTCGGCAGTTCGGATCGCACTGCCTTCACCCCGCGCACAGCGGACAGGCGGCAGGCTCCATCACCCACCTGGTAGAGGAAGTTTCCCTGGCTGTAAAACTCCGTGAAAATCAAAAGCCGCTCTTTGGATCCATAAAGCACCTCCAGAAAATCTGCCGCAGTCGATCCTTCGACAGGCAATGGCGAGACCCGCTTCAGGTCACCCCTAGTCAGTGGTGGCACCGACCGCACATACTCACGCAACTTGCGCTCATCATACTTTGGGATGTTTACCTTTTCCGCGACGGGCGCAGCGGGCAACTCCGCATCAAGGTCCTCTTGTCTGCGCACTGTCCCGTCTCGATGATCGTAGCCCACCCTTACCGAGTCAGGCAGCAGCATCCTTCCCACCTCTTCACAGCAGCGCTTAAAGTCCCACCCAAGGCAATGCTGCAGCAGACTCAACCCGTTGCCAGCAAGCAGCCCAGCGCCCCCTTGCGAGCAAATGAACGTGCCCTCTCCGTCTTTGTCGTCATAGCGGAATCGATCCTTGCCTCCGCACCCAGGGCAGGGACCATGTTTCCCGGTCAGACATTCCGTCCTCACTCCGCAGTCGCCTAGAACACGATCCCATCGCCCTCTCGCCGCATCCAAGACGTCAGAGAGCGCAAAAAAGCCCCGAAAATGTTGGCGGGCCGTCTCCATGAGTTCTATGCCTGCGGATCCCCCTCCATCAGGTCTAAGAGAGGCAGCTTGCTTGCTGCCAGTGGCGCGAGCTGGAGTTTCACCACCACTCCCTCCCGCGATTCAGCTGCGTGCTGCAGCCACGATTTCACGCGCTCGCTCGGGCTCATTTCCAGCTCTGCTCCCGCCGCCATGATCGCATCGTAGAGGCGGTCTGGTATTGTCATTGTGATCTGCTTTGCCATGGTCGTCGTTCCTCGGTGGGTCGTTCAGCGTCTCACTTCCGCAGCTTCTTGGCAGCGCGATCCAAGGCCATTCGCTTCGCGTTCCATACCTTGTATTCATCCGGCTTCCCGCTCTGCGAAGGCTTCGGACCAATAAAGTCTGCGATCTTGTTCGTGCCGGCCGCGATAGCAGCGACTTGCTCCTCGAACTCCTGGGCCTCGAGCCTTGCTCGCTCATCGGCCTTCGCATCGTATTTTTCGTCGATGATCTGATCCAGAGCGGCATAGGCCTCATCGACCGGTATTCCGAGTTCATCAGCCATCGCCGCCGCTCCCTTCTTTGGGTTCTTTTGCCGCCATGCCCTCGCCTTCTCCAGTAGATCTGGAGCGACCCGATTCAGCCCGATCTCCTCCGCGAATTCCTGGATGCTCACCACCTTCGCAGGCGGGTTCGCCATCGAAAAGCGCTTCTTTTCCCGCTTGTCCGCAGCAGCCGTAACATCCGTGACCTGGTCCGTTGTCCAGTCCACCTTGTCGGTGCTGGCCTTCACCGGCTTGGCCTTCACTTCCTTCTTCTTTGGCTTCAGCTCATCAGCACAGCGCTTCTCGATGGCCTTCAGATCCACATCGTATCGCTTCGCCATTTCCTTCAGCTCATTTTCATGCCCCCACTTCAGGCCATGCGACATCAGCGCCACAAAGATGAACGCATGCCAAGCAGCCGGTGTCTCAGCCCGCTGCTTCACATGCTCGATGATGTGCTTCTCGTAATCGCGCCCACTGTGGTGGCCACCCTTGGGCAACAGGATCTCAAGCCATTGACCGAACCACGTCATTCCGTCGCTCCCACTCCGGTCGAGCGCCATCTCAAACATGTAGGCCAGCCCATCGGCATCGACGCCTTTACTATGCACGGCATCGACGACAGCCTTCACGCCATCGCTCGTGGCCCGCTTCTCGATCTTGGCTTTCAGCAGCTCTTTCGCTCGCTCCGCCTTTATTCTCTCCGCCTCCTTAGCCGTCTCCTCGTCCGCTACGGGATCCACCTTACCTTTCAGCTTAGCCTTCACCACCGCTGCGGCCGGCTTGCGTTCGACCAGTTCAACGCGCTTGCCGGTGACAGGATGCCTGGCGATCACCACTGGCACGTCGCTACCTTTGATCAGCGACTTCCAGTTCTTACTCACCTCATACGCAGCCGTGCCGATGTCTTCATACTCAGGCTTCGCAGTCACCTCCGCAAACGGGGAGTCATAGGTCAGCCGTCCACCATAGCCGCCAAACACCTTCTTGGCATCCGCACCGTCGATGACCTTCGCACCCTGTTCCGCCAGCTTAGCCCGCTCCATCTTCCACGCCGCATCCATCTTTGCGCGATAGCAGCTCGGCATGGTGCAGACGTTGGGGTCAAACCCACCCTTGCCACCACGCACTCCAGTTGCAGCCTGTCCCATCTCCACACCCTCCAGATTCCCGCTGCGGAAAGGGCAGTCGCCACAGGCACCGCCGAAGCACCGCAGACCACCGTCATCGAGACGCTCTGCCACCAGCGACGAGTCCTCAGGCTCAAAGTCAGCCTTGTCGATCTTGAGCATGTATTTCGCGCGGATCAGCTCCAGCGTTTGCATGTAGTTCAGCGGCGGCACCTGCTCTTCAGGCTTCAGGACTTCCGCACTCGCTTGCTCTCGGGCTTTCGGGTCAGGGATGCGACCCACCAGCATCGCCACGCTGATGGCAATGTCTCCCTTGTCTACCGCATCGAGCATCGCCTCCGGACACCGCCGCACTTTCAACCGGTCGCGCACATGGCTCACCGGCTTACCGATCTTCGCTGCCAGCGTCTCCGCTGTGTAGAGCGGCTTCCCACTCGCATCCTTCAGTCGCAACATGCGGTCATAGCCGTCTGCCTCTTCTCGAGCACTCAGATCTTCGCGCTGGAGGTTCTCGATGAGCATCATTTCTTCCGCTGCCTGGTCGCTCAGCTTCCGGATGATCACCGGCACGTCAGCGATGCCAGCCTCCTTCGCGGCGCGCAACCGACGCTCGCCCGCCACCAGCTCCAGCCTCTTCGGATCCTTGGGCGATACCCTCGCCACCAAGGGCTGAATTACGCCATGCTCTCGGACCGATGCCGCCAGTTCGGCGATGCCATCCTCCCGGAAGTGTTTGCGTGCCTGGTAGGGTGATGGATCAATTCTTGCGACCGCGTAGTCGACGACTTCAGTGCTGCTCTTCATGATGATGATGTGTTTGGATTTTGGCGATTGTCTCGTTGCGGAATTCCGCAACGATCAGTCGGTCGCACGGCGTCTCGCCTCCCCCGTGCGCCGGTTGGTATTGTTCTCTTGGGCCTTGGCACACCGCCTTCGGTGGGTCTCGCTACGCACCCCTCCCAGGCCATGAAAGCCTTTTGCCCCCGACGCGATCAGAGGCGCCTCGACCACCCGTTTCTCGCGGGCCGAGGTCGTCGCACGCTGCTCGCCAAATCTTCGGCTCTGCGCTGCCTGGCTGATGCCAAACTTTCGGCAGGCATCCGGACGCACGCGCCGCACAAACGCCCCAATGCGTTTCGCCACATCTTCGACCGTCTCGCAGCCCGAGTAGTGGAAGTCCATGAAGGCCCGGTAATGCGCCAGCCTGAATTCCTCGACCGTCATGCCCTGGTCGTCTGCGACATCAATCTCCTCAGCCGAGGCCTCGGGGAAGAGCAGATCCGCCATGCTCACGCTATCGGCTTGTTCAAAGCCATGGTCCTCGTCGTCATCGCGCGCCACAGGTGCCTCGCTGAATTCCATGCCGTTCAGCCGCCGTGCCACATGCTCGATAGCCACATGCAGATCCGTCAACGTCCGGCAAGCCTTGTCACGCTGTCTCCGCGACCGCATCAGCTGGCGTAAAGTGCCAAGCAGCTTCTCGGCCTGGTCCAGAAGGGCTGCGGTGCTCTCACTCCCGTCGATCATGACGTTTTCACCTCCTCATCTTCTGGGTCCTGCGTGTGGTCACCAGCACGGTGCAGCGTTGCTAGCATCAGTTCCCTCTGGCGTGGATCCGGACGATTCACTGGGTGCAATTCCAGCGACTCTGCATCCACGGACAGCGACTCGACCATCCCCACCATCCGTGCGGCGGCCACATAGGCCTTGATGCGGTTCGCTGTGGCAGACAAGCCACACAGAACGGCACGCATTTCCCCAATGGCCAATTGTGCCTCGTCAGCACTGTGGCAGCTCACCAACTTATCGAGCAATGCGCCGAGCCGCTTTCGGGTATGCAGCACATCGTCGCCACATTCGCCGATCTGCGCAGGAAGTCGGGACTCAGCCATCAGTGCGGCCACTCCTTTCTAGGGTCTGAAAAGACATTGATTCGGCTCGGGTCGATCAGAAGCGTTTGCCGCTTCTTTTTGACCACGTTCCCTTCCAGATCACGCTCAAGTTCCGCGACCCGCTCAACACCGCAATCACGCAGGCCTTCCAGCCATGCAGTGATCTCAGGGAGAGTATAACCTGGGGCAGTCACCTTCATTGCTCATATCCCTCCCACGTCACCTGCAAGAAGGGTTCATCCTGCGTCATTCCCAGCCTACCACGGGTCTCCACCACCACCCGTGCAGCAAAGCCTCTCGCTTCCAGTCGTCCCGCGATCACCTTGCCTAGCAGGCCAGCACTACAGCGGTCGCTATCAATCTTCAGCGACTCACACCAAAGCCCAGCCGCCATCTGCCCCAGCACTGCCTGGCCATAGAGTTCATCCAGGACCTTTTCCATGACTCGATCCGCCACGTCATTCAGCACGCGCAGAGCAGCCTGCCTGCACACATCCGCATCCACGACTACTGCCGGTGGCAGGACCTCACACTCCTCAGCCCACTGCTTGACGGTTCTTCGTCTCATCGTCCACCCCCTTTCGCCGCCCGCTCTTCAGCTCGATCCACGTCCGCAGCACGAAACAACGCCTTGTGACCACGTGTCCCCGCCATAGCCTTCAATCCCCACAAGTCTGCCCGACGATAAAAAGCCTTTCTCTTCGCCTCATCGGACGGGCCATCGATGTGCCACCGCTCGATCAATTGTTGCATGGTTAATGGCCCATCACTCATCGCTCGCTTGTCCCTCCCATGGTTGGTGGCGGTGGCGGCGGCAGGGGACGCAGAGGGCCTTGTCCCCGCCGCAGTGCCGGACGTTGTTTCGGAATCCCAGCGCTGCCCGTGCTCATGAATGAGGTCGTAGCGCGACAAACCAGGCACCAAAAGTTGCGCACTCCCACAAGCGGCTCGTCATGCCTTGAAATCGAATGGTTACACGTTTGGCATCTCCAGATCATCGGACACCTCCTCCTTCTTGAAGTTTCTCTTCTAGGTCGCAGAGCACCTCAGCCAGCTTCTCGACTACCGGCGTTTTCACTCGCTCCATTTCCGCAGTGATCTTGACCAGTCGCGGCCGGGCCACGCCAATTCCATGCGCAACAAGACCGGATCCACCACGACCCCACCTACGCAGAAAGGCCTCCAGCCTTCCCCGCAGCTGCTTGCACAGCTCCTTCCTTTCTTCAAAATCCGCGACGGCTAGGTCAAGAATACGGTGTCCCGCCGGAATCAACCCCACCGGCATTCCCGCCCGCAAACCCATCCAAACATCGACGGTCCAGATCGAGACCTGAAATTCTGCGGCCAGTCTCTCGCGCAGAGACAGCCAGTAGGGCAGCGCTATTGTGCGGTATCTATCGACCAGCACCCTTTGGTCTTGGGTTATCGGTAGGATTCTCTTATCCGCACGGCGGTCCTTCAGTGTGTCAATCTGCGCTTGCCGCTTAGCCTTCTGCTCTGAGGCTGCGCCTAAATTCAATTTACCGAAGCGCGACCTTCCGCCCCTAATTTGGATCCTTCGGCGCTTACCAAAATAGGTCACCTGATCCGAACCCACAAGAACTGTCGCCTTGATGGTGCCGCCATCCTCATTCTCTACCTCTGCCACCGCCTCCTCAAGCTGGATCAGGCCGCGCCGATACAGCGCAAAGTTGATCTTCTTATCATCAGCCATCTGCCCCGGCATGTCATGCCAATACAGACCATTAAAGTCCTGTTGCCACATAGGCAGCTGATTCTCACTCCCTGTGCCTCCTGCAGCGATCATCACCAGCCCTCCCCTGCGCTGAATTTTTCCCTGGAGCCCGCGGCAAGAGCTCTCTCCAACTCGTTTGCCAACCCCTCCAAGTCCCGCCCATCCGCCACGAGTGATCTTGCCAAGATTCGAAGCTCAAAGATGTCCCGCTGGCTCTGAAACCAAACGCCAATGCTCGCGAGCGAGCGCCAGATCGCAGCCTGGATATGTCCCTGGATGCGCTGCAACCTCACGACGCCACCTCCTCACTCTGGTCCGGACGCAGGCCCCGATCACGTCTCAACCTCGACCCAAGGCCAGCGTATTTAATGCGCGCATCTTCCGCACCGCGTCCTCTGCCAGCCTGATACGCCTCATCATAGAGCCGACGTCGCTCATCCTCCCGCGATCCCGCCCCAAGCACCATCAGGCAGGCGATCAAGGCGAGCATCAGCGTGCCCCCGACCACCATCCCAGTCAGGAACGGCATCGTCGTTAGATCAGAAAGCTCGATCATCGCCGCGCCCTCCTCTCTATCCGTTCGGCCAGAGCAGGGGACCGCAGAGGCTCCCGTAACCGCAGCAGCGCAGCCTCCCCGTCATTGTCGATGGCCCTCACACCCTCCAGACCACCACCAATCGCCCTCTGCACCCAGACTAGGTCAGGCAGGCAAGCATAACAGACATGGCAGCGGAGGTCAGAGTCAAAGTAGCCCAAGGGGCGCGCGATCCGGCAGATTCCGCATTCACCCTGCAGCTCGTCGATAAGGCTGATCCGGATCACGGCAGCACCCCCTTTCCAAGAAAAGGGTCTTGATCGATGGGGATCATGACCGGGTAGTTTTCACTCAACCATTGTGACCGGCCGCCTCGGGTGATTTTGGCGCACTGGCCATTGCTGGGAGAAGCAGCCTCGACACAGGTCCATAGCTGCTTCATGTGGCGAAGCTTCACCCTCGTGCCTCTCTGGAGTCGCCCTGCCGTCTTGCGGATCATCAGGGGAAGGGGAGACTTCATGCCAGCCTCCTTCCCGCTGCGATCTGAATCCGCTTTGTGATCGCACGGTGCAGATTCTCGCCCGGCTGCGCTGACCACGACGCGTCGCAGAGCGCCAGATATCTGGATGTCCAGACCATCGTTTGGCGGACACCGCGCTGATCATCCACCAGCACCGGCTGCAGCGCAGGCACCGCACGTCGCTGTAAAATAAAGCGGATCGACCCACGGCGCTCATACTCGCGCGCCCGTCCATGTTCCACCGCGTTACGTGCAACCCATGCCACGCCAGAGTAGAGACTCAACTCGTAGGTGACCACATAGCCCACCCTGCCACTGCCGTAGATCGCGTGCACCGCGATCACCTGACCTGTCGGAGCCCCTCGCAGCTCGCGCTCATCGAGAGTCTCACCTCTGCTTCCACGATAGATCCGCTCTGGCCTTACAGCAGGCGTTAAGCTCGGCTGCATCCCCTGGATCGCCCCGCTCACAGCAGCCGTCCCGCGCGATCCCTTGGCTGCCCCTGGTCTTCTTCTGGTCTTTTGTTCTTTTGTCTTTGTCATCGTCTTGTCCTCGATGTGGTTGTTTGGTTGTTTCCGGCTGGCACCGCCCCGCCGGGTGAGGGCGCTTGATGGATTCAGGCAGCCAGGAGCTGCTTTGCTTTTTCGATCAGCCAAGCCTTCACCAGCTCGTCTAGCGGTCTGCCCTGGCGGACCGACTCCCGTCTCAGAACCTCCATTTCCTCGGCAGGGATCTCCCCCTCCTGGAGTGTGATAACTATGGCCGACTTGATCATGATTCAATTCTAGTTGAACTGCATTCAATAGTCAACAAAAATAATTGAATGTGGTTCAAATAGGGTGCAACTTAGCTCATGACGACGGAACACATTCGGAGCTGGCTCGAATCCACAGGCAAAGATCGCCAATGGTTAGCAGATCAAATCGAGGCAAAAAAAGGCAGCGTTGACCAATGGTTCTCACGCGGCTTTCCCGCCTGGGCAGTCAAGAGCATTGAACGTCTCATGAGCGCCCCATCCCCAGGGTCTCTACACATCCACCTTGATGCCGAACAATGGTCCCTGGTCGATGCCGCTCGACGGCTTTCCGGCTACCACGACACAGCGACGTTCGCCCGGGACGTGATCATCATCAAAGCACGTGAAATCGCCTCAAAGGGCACCGATCCAACGGATGTCGCCCCAGCTGCAGGGGAACCGCACCCTGCCCCTCACACGCCAGCTAAACGCGCCAGCTAGGCAAACTTCCCCCCATTTGGATACTACCGCACAAACCCGCAAATGTTACGCGTCCGACAAACATTTTACAAGGTCCGTGGAATGCGTCTTAGCCACTAGCACGACGTTCAAGCTGTCCCAACTTACCTAGCCACCGACACGGAGGTTCCCTCCGCTGCGAAGGTCTCGATCTTTTTACCTCCGTAGGTGATTCCCCCCAGAGAACGCACCGGCACAGTAATGACCTTCCCCTTTTCGATGCCTTTCTGATAGCCTAGCAGGACACACTCCAATCTTACCGTCGAAGACATCGGCGTGATGCAAATGTAGCCTTCTCCGAGTGTCCCTTGAATCAGAAACTTCCGGGGAGTATACTTTGTCGGCTGGGCAACATGCGCCAGTGTCGCTCGGATCTCATCGACAAGGCCCGGTTTGAGGCCCGAAACTGGCAGCTTTGCCGTTCCAGTATTGTGGATGATATGGACATCCTCTTTGGTGACCCGCGTCACAACGACTCCTCGATAAGTTTGGCCATTGCATTCCAGCGCGTCGTAACGGGGCGTCTCAGCCACCGCCATGCGAAAGACCAGCGCACAAATAAGCAGCAAGATCCTGTTCATGCCTTGACCATGACAGATTCCGACCTAGCCGTCAATCATGCTCAGCGACAGGCAGAGTCCTCCTAACCTGGATCATCGCACCTCTGAGCGTGTTTGTCGGTATCGGCATCCTGGGTCGCTTCCTCTCACAGTTCTAGTGGCCTCAGAGCCCAAAACTTAGCCGCCTCCGAGCGCGTCCTCAAAGCCCGATAATGCCGGTGCAGCATCGCTGCATTCTCGTGTCCCATCTGGGCCTGCAGCAGCGCCTCGTTCTGATGCATCGCGTAGTGCATAGATGCGTAAGTGTGCCGCAAAGCGTTGTGCGGCCAAGGACCATGGATCGGCTTCGAGTCCCGACGCTTCACCCCCTTCTCCCCGACGCCCACGTCCCAGCCCATCGCAGCGCGAAAGAGCCTCCAGCGAGCATCCCACCAGCGACCCACGATCTTGCCGTTACGCTCGACCTTCGATGCCTTAATCCACGCCACCGCGTTAGGGCACAAATCCACCACGCGTCGACGCCTAGTCTTGGCCTGGCTCCCTGCCACCACCACCGTCCTCGCACGCAGGTCAACGGCACTCCAGTCCAACCTCTGAATCTCTGCCGGTCGCAGCCCACCGAACATGCCTAGCACGATAAAGCCCATCACATCCGGCCTAGCCAGCCCCCCACGCAGCAACGCCCCGCATTGCCCCACCGACAGCGTCCCGATCTCCCCATCACCCAACTTCGCTCGCGAGATCCCCACCACAGGGTTTGTGCGAATCAGTCCGCGCGTCCGGCCCCATTCGCACAAAGCACGCACGTCGCCGACGTAGTTGTTCCGGGTTTTCGGTGACCAACTGTTCGAACGCAACCAAGTCTCCACATCTTCTCGCACAATCCCACTGGCCGCCGTGGATCCGCAGTGTTTGGCAAACGCTCCCAGCGACACCCCCAACTGGCGCAGATAGCGCGACGAGCACCCATCATCCTCTTTGGCAGCGCGAAACCTCCGGACCAACTCTTCAACGGTCACCGACTCCCGCACGGCGGACCCGGATCGTAGATAGTGTTCCACCGCGTCCGAGATCGAGGCACCGACCGCCTCCAGACGTTCCTTCGCAATCACAATCTCCGCCAT